AAATATTATACATGATATAGCAAGAATTAAAAATCCTACTGTGTCGAAGGCACAAGCGTTTAAGAATGTTGCTTGGTTCATACTTGGATGGCAAGCAATAAACTTTTTGTTTGAAGATTTAATGCATGTGAATTCAGTGATGCCTACGCCGTTAAGGACGTTTGGATTTTCGCTGGCACAAGGAGATAATATTGGACTGGCGGCAGTAAAAGGAGCGGGAGAGATGAGTCAGTTTGTGCCTGTTGTAGGTGGGTTAAAGTATGGGTCGTCTATATTTGGTGCAGTGGGAGATACACTGATCTCAACTGGCCAAGTGCTTAGTGGAAATCCATCACGGTCTTCAGCACTTGATTTAGCGGGTAAGTTTCTTGGGGTGCCGGGTGGATCACAGATGAAGAAATCGTATAGGCAGATGAAGAATCCTGAAGCTAATCTTTATGATGTATTTATGGGGACGTATCCGAAGCAAAGAGAAACTATGGTAATGGGGATATTAGAAGAGATGGATAAACCACAGAAGGCACAGTTAGATTATCTTGAGCAGATTGAAAGAGAATGGGATAATGAGCAGCGGAAAGTGGGTAGAGGGATGGAAGGGAAGTTTTAGCCTCCCTTCCTTTCTAACTCTTTTGGCTTCTACCGTCTCCACCTGGGTAATAATAAGATGCTTTAGCTATTGTCATAGAACCTCCTGGCTTAATCTTGTGTTTAGTTCAAATAGTATATCGCGTATATACTTTAAGTTATACCATGTGCCATATGTAACTATTTCTGAGTAATATCTACCTTGTAAACCTTCTTGTGTAACTGTATATACTGCATCTTTGTCTGGTGTTTTTTTATTATGCTCACAGTAACATAAAAACTCTCTATAACTACCAGCAACAACAGCGATTGGATATTTGTGTCTCATTACACCTCCTGGGATGAAGACGGCCTCCGCTTTTTGCGGTTATAGTAAGAGCAACCTTTGCACTCTTCTCTTGGATTTCTACCTAAAAATACAGGAAACGGGAAGAACATCTTTTGTTTCTCACACCTTGCCCCATACTCCTGTGGGTATGAGGGACGCCCTTCGTCTCCACCGCCCCAGTTAAAGTAATAACATGCTGTTTTCATTCACTTTCCTCCTTATATTTAGCTAAAAATAATGCTATGAATCTATGAATAGCATCATATTCTACCTCTGTTAAATCAAGCATATGATGTAAAGTAGAAAAACATGTCATCTCTAACCTTGTTAACTCTTTCATTCTAAGTTCTCCTTATCTTCGATGCTCATCTTTTCAATAACACTTTGTAATGATGCCACCTGTTCCCTTAACCCTTCAATAACAGGACACTCGTTGCACTGACACTGTGGACAGTAACTGTTGCATTTTAAGTCTGGCACTTTTCCTCCTTCTTTGGTAAATCTTCCATATTAATATCTTCAAGGTTTTTGAGCCATACATAGTATACCTTAGCATCTATTACCTCTTCCTTTATTGCTTTAGCTTCTTTCAACACAGTGAAGATGTGTTCAAGGTTAATGGGATTAACATTACGCCATATTTGGCCGAACACTTGCTCTTTAGCGAGGCGTTTGTGCATCTTGAGGAGCTTCATTATATCGTCTATGTCGGTGGCGAGGACGCTACGCCCAGCTGCACCAAAGGCATCACTGAGGCGAGTTTCAGTATTCTCAAGAATATCAAGGGCATATTGTATATGGTCAAGTGTAATAATCTTATTATTGCTAATAGAAGCAGAGATTACCATAGATGTTTTAAGAAGGTGGATATGTTTGCGTGAGAAGTAACCCATAAATCTTTCATCATCTTTCATAGGATTAGGAGTAGGATGTTCGTACCAATGGGTAAACCATTTATCTGCTTCAATAGATAAAGTAAATTCTCCTTGCAAGGCTGCTATTTGTTGTATGTCAAATGTTAAATTATTATATAGTATTACTTCTTCTGGAGTAAGTTTTGGCCTTGCATTAAGTTTACGCGGAGCGTCTTCGACAACAGTGATGAGACGCGAAGCAAAACCTTCGCCTATAGCAGTAGCAGAAACAGTACTGGCAAAACTTGTAGGCGTTGCTCCGCCGATTAAATTAACCCATTCTCCTTCAATAGGATATGTGCCTCTACCCTTAGTTTTATATTCCCATTTATCTTTACAATCAAACCAATCGGTGAGCCACTTCATCATATCTTTATCCATGATGAAGAAGACACTGAGTTCTTCGGCTACTATAGTAACAGAACTATGTCTGATAGGTTCAGCATGTTTATTTATTGACGTAGCTTCTGATGATAAAGACAGTTTGAGTTCCTCTACAATGGAGGCTCCTGTTGTACTATCAGCAATATAATGGATGTTTTTTACCTTATCTGCCATTGATGTTGCAATGCCTATCGCAGTGTTCTTGCGGGTGCCGGGAGGGCCGACAAGGACGATGTAGAGATTAGGAAATATGTTAAAGAATCCCCAGTTTAACCATACCTTACGCTGAAGGCAAGAGGCTATGACACTGATGGCACTCCACATGTGGTAGTTGGTGGGAGCTTCACTTTGTTGGGTGTACTGGAGGTATGTATCGAGCCAGAAACCTGCCCTGCGAGAATCACTCACACTTTACCTCTCATAGCAAGTATTGCTTTGATGTCGTCAGCGGTAAGGCTTTTGAGCAAACGAGTTTTAGCATTGTCTTCGTTGGTAGGAAGGGTAGGTTTCAAATTTCTATTTCTCCATCTTTCTTTATCAGAGGCAAGGCAAGGATACCAACCACTCTCGATGCCCCAAACAGTGGCATGGCACTGGCAACACTGGATGTATGAATACTCCATACCAGTTATAGTGTCAAAAAGATTGGTAGCTTCATCATATTCTATTTTTATATTAAGCCTTCTTGCATATATATTAAAATAAGTATGCTGGCATATATTACAATTCACTTTAAATCCCTCCACGATGTGCCACACTTAATGTCGATTGGTATGGTGCAGGTTCTCCCCTTGATTGTGACAGGGATTGACATTAACTTATGCAGTTGGTCGTGGACGAAGAATGTCAACTCTGGTGGATGCTGCACAAGGATGCTGTCGTGGACATTCAGTAGAACCTCGATACTTTTGTATGGCGCACACAGTTGATTATAGACATTGATAAGCCCAAGGTTTAAGATGTGAGCGGCGGTCTCTTGGGGGATATATGCGAGTCCTTGTTTGAGTAGTTCAGGTCCATACCTATCAAAGAACTTTCTCTTTCTGCCTAACGGGGTGATGAGAGTTCTATCCTTCTTGAGCTGTTGGTCTACTTCACTATGCCACATTGCAAGGTTCGGGCTTCTATCTTTGAAGCGCTGGATGAGTTTCTCGGCGTCGGCCTTAGGGATTTTAAGGTTCATGCTGAGAGTGTATGCGCCGACGTTGTAGTTACCAGCATGGCGGGTAGTCTTGGCGCGATGGTAGAAGGATTCGGTGTCACGGCCTTCGCGGTGGCATATCTTTTTATTTAAGGCTATAGCGTCTGGAGTGAGAGTGGGCCATATCATCATCGCTGTGTGGGTGTGGATGTTCTCTCCGTTGATGAACTTGGAGATGAGGAGTTCGTCTTCGCATAAGTAAGCGACGATCATAGCTTCCGCGCCTTTAAGGTCAGCTTCGCTAAATATCATTCCAGCGTCAGGGATAACGATGTTACGAAGGCTGGCCTTGACGTTCTGAAGGTTGGTGGCGCTACCGAAGATACCAGCACTTGATGAGAGTCTACCAGTGGCGGCTCCAGTACTGTTGAAGGAGCATCTCCATCTGCCATCCTCTCCATCGCCAGGCGCTTGGAGGTGATTGCTCAGTAAGACCGATGCCTCGCGGAAGCCAATGATGTTCTTGAACTCTGGGGATTTGACTGCGAGTTTGTCGAGAGCCTGTTTGTTGGTGGAAGGCTTGCCATCTTTCATAGGCGGCTTAAGGCCAAGTTTGTGTATGAGTTCGAGTACTTGTTTAGGTGAGCGTAAGTTTATCTCACCATATTTAGCAGTAAATATCTCTTTGTTATGCTTAAGCTTCGCTGTCATGTCTATGACGTGTTGGGCGCGAGCGGATTCGTCAATGCGAACTCCGCGCAACATCATGTAGAGCAATGGTTCGAGGAGTTCCATCATAAAGTCGTAAGTATGGGTGACACCTAACTCTTTCATCTCGTTCTGCAGAGCGTAGTGGCACTCAAGGGTGACGGCTGCGTCATTAGCGTTGTAGCGCCATAATGCCTCATCGTTGGACTTGCCATCGATCCATTTCTTTAGTTCATCTTTATAATAGGGTTCGTCGGTGTAGATGGAGGAGATAAACGCGAGGGACTTTGTTTTCATGACACGTTTAGCCTTGGAAGAGCCTTCTTCCTTTTGTTCACCCGACAAGTCAGGATAGCATGTGTGTTGGGCTATCATAGTATCATGCCACGGTTTAGTAGGAAGGATGCCCCAGATGCGGATGAGGTACTGGAGGTCGTAGGAGATATTTTGACCAATTTTTGGAGCCTTGTCGGTTAATAAAAATTCTATAGCTTTCAGCACATCATGGAGTCGGCTGATGCTTCCCCAGTAATGCTTGGTGGTGGGAATGGATATAGCAATGTTTGGTGATGAGGATAATGCGATGCAAGTTATATCGGAAGGGGAAGTTTCAATGTCGAAACTTACCTCCGAAGCGTTGTTTGTGTATATGTAATCTACTACATCGCTGTAAGTAGGAGCGATACGAAGTTCGCGCTGTGGATACTTCACCTCAGGGAATGCACTCTGCACTTTAACCTTCTCTAAATCGCACTGAAGCACAGCCCCAAGTTTCCAATCGCGTATGACAGCAGCGGGATGGTAGGAGGCGATTATCTTAATGATGCGACCAGAAGGGAGGGTGCAAGGTAATATCGAGCCACGCCAGATGCTTATCTTCGACTGGCCTGTTAATGCCCATAGTGCGCTATTACCAAGAGGGACGAAAACATTAGCTTTGACATTCTCAAGGCGAGCAAGAAGGGATGCTTTAGCGTCGATGAGAGCTTGTGTAGGACGTGAGCCGCTCCAGAAGATGCTGAAGTCATTCTCGTTCTTAGGACGGCGGATGCCACTGTAACCAAGTGTCTCTTGGTGCTTATAGAATGTAGCGGGGCGCACCTGTATAAGGTTATCAATGTAACACTGATGACGGATGATGCCAGTGGCATGGAGTTTTATGTTAAGGATGTTGCCGGACATTCCTACGAAAGGTTCGTGGGCAAGTTCCTCATCATGGCCAGGGGCTTCGCCGATGAAGGCAATTTTTGCATCAAGTGGGCCTACAGCAGGAACGGTGATGGATTCAAGTGAATTAGTATCTACCATATTTGTTCTTCTATACTATCATTATATTTGAATAAACATATGTAATGGTTGCCTTCTATAGAGCCATGGAAGCAGCACATTTTGCAGGTGCTAAATAATACTTCATTAAAATTAAATATTGGGCATTGATTCATTGGGTTCTCCTTTACTTATGGACGATCACAACTTGAACGGTCATTCTATTATAAAATAAGCACATATAGATACTACTAAAAGTCCAACACCCCATATTATAAGGGTTTGTTTACTACCTATAGTTCTTGCCATACAAGAAGAAAGCATGCCTCCAATAGCCCCAACACCTATTAATACTAATATTTCACAAGTTTGCATCATTGTATCACCTGCATCTTCCCTTCATCTTTCATTTCTAATGCTTTAGCGATGCGCTGTAAGCCGTTGTTGTAAAACTTAGGATCGAGTTCAAAACTGATGGGGATGCAACCTCGCTTGATCGATGCCACCACAGATGAGCAAGAGCCTGCGAATGGGTCAAGGGTGGTATGACCAGGAAGGCAAAATCTTGATAGAAGTTCTTCCATTAACTCAAGCGGTTTCTCTGATGGATGGATACGATCCATTGTGTTGATGTTAGTACACTGGATGACATTGTTCGTGCCAAGTTTAGCGAGAGTAAACATCCCACGAGTGCCATAGACGAAATACTCATAGCCACGGTTGAAATATTTTTCAGGTACATTACACCGCCCTGCATTGTGTTTAACCCAGATTCCTGGCAGGACATCCATGGCATAACCAATCGTGCGGAACTGGTCTGCGAGCCATTTACTATGCTCGTAAGCGCAGAATATACATACAGCAGAATCAGGTTTAAGGATGCGATTAAGGTCAGGGATAAGGGCTTCAATAAGGTCTTTGAAATATTCAGTTGAATCTTCATAGTGATCTTTATTTTCACTGGGCATATCACGGGTACTGTGGAACATAGTATCGCTTAAGTTTATGCCATAAGGTGGATCGGTGAGAAGGACATTTATAGATGCGTCAGGAATTTGCTTAATTAGGTCGAGACTGTTACCGTTGAGAAGATATTGCTTGGCTTTAAGGCCATATTTTTTCTTGCTGTTACGCAACGCCAACTCCGCCATTGCTTCATCAAGTTTGTACTTTTTTAATGCTTTGAGGGCTTGTTCTTTTGTACGGCATTTCTCGAATATGTCAGGGGCTTCGTCAAGTGCCTTAGCGAGTTGGAGATTGGTGCTGACACCACCAAGGGACATTTTTATTTTCTCCGCAGTCTTGCGCCCACTCCATCTATCGCCATATTTAAGGATAAGCATTTTGTGAAGTTCCTCGGTGATCTTGACTTCCTCTTCCCACTCTAAGGCTTTCCTGTCGATGTTTTCGATTGCTTCGATGATGAAGGAGTCAAGTTCAGCGTACTTGCGGTATATGGCATCAATATGAGTAAGTTTGAGATGGAGGCAGGCGCGAAGACGACGCTCGCCAGCGACGAGTTTGTTATCCTCGGTGAGAATGATAGGATATATCTGCCCATGGTGCTTGATGGAGTCAGCAAATTCCTCGATGTTACCGAGCTTCTTACGCTGACGGTTGCCGATGATAATAGTACTGATTTCTATTGAATGTATGAGTTTCTTATCCACCGGCGGCCTTCCTTTCGGCGAGGAGTTTCATGAAATCTGCCTTGTCTTGCTCGCTCATTCCAGTGAGAAGGTCGTTGATACGTTTACTTTTATTACTTTTGATGGCTTTAGCTTTATGAACCTTGGTGGTGCGAATGATAGGTTCTCCATCTTCATCGATGCCATCTTCAGTTTCAATTTCTTCGGTTTGAAAGACTCGGAGCTTGCGTAGGACGTTGATTTTGCGTTCCACTTCCTCATCGGTGAGGTCAGCGTTGGGGGTTTCTAATAAGTCTGTAAGTATCATTGTCTATCTCCTATACTACTATTTTCGTAACTTCGATTGTACTTCTACCATTATTGATGGCATTAACATAATCCCGAAGGAGGCGGCGGATGATGATGGATGTGACGCCTGACTCAGGGACTATCTTCTTGAACGCGATCCACAATTCTATAGGAACTGCAATGTGGATGGGATGAACTTCTTTACTGTTGGGCACTTACACCTCCTTATCCTTTCACTCTGGTGTCGATGGTCATCAAGCGTCTAAGCATCACATCGAAACAAGTGGTGCCTGGGCCACAGCTATGCCCAGCGGCCATAATAAACACCTTGTAACGGTCATTCTTGCTTGGCACATATAAGAATAAGCCTGTTAAAAGTTCGCATAACTCGTTAAGATGTGCGTTGGCACATGTTCCGCTCTTACCAAGGTCGGCGAGGACTTTGATGATCTTGGTTTTCTCCTTGTCTTCGTATACGATGTGGGTGTAGAGGTTGCCGCAATGTGTTTTATCTACAAAACTGTCGTTAGGTAAGGCATCTTTAGAGATAGGTTCTATGAGAGTTCTAAGGATGTCTAATTGTTTCTGGAACTCGGTGTCGTCTATGGGCATTTTTTCTTTCTCCTTTCTTTTATTTAAGCCCACCCTTGGGTATATCGGTGTCACCCAAGAACTTGGAGAAGGGCAATGATACCCTTTACCGAAGTGGGTGGTGGGCTTATACACACAGTTACGCTTTGTTAGACTTTGCTTTCACCCAATCATACATTATTTGGGCTAACTTCATTATGCTTACTTTTGGTCTTACTACAGCAATATCACAGGCTTTATTTAAACATGCTATCTTTATTTCTACCTCTGTGATTCTTTCCATAGCTATGCCTTATAAAACTTCACTATGTTTGATCTGGGGTCATACCCTGCCTGTTCCTCGATAGCGACGGTCATGCCGACATGAGCATTCAAAGCATCATCAGGATTGTAGCCTGTAGGGGTGAAGTTGACGCCCATCTGTTTCAATACACGTTTGGTCATAGGCATAGCCTTGTCGCTGAAATAGAGCTCATGGAATAGGTTGCCTTTACCAGGAACTGCGATGGTAAAGTGCAAGCGAGCGGTGGCTCCGTCGGCATGATTCTCCCATACTTCCTTCTCAACTGTTGATGTGCCAGCGTTGTTCCATTTCTCTCCTGTTCTAATCTGGTACTCAAGTTTCTGCACGACACCTTCAACTTCTCCACTGATTACATCGACCTGCGTGAGGTCCACATCGAATCTCGGCATAATGTACTCCTCCTTTTTGCGCCAGCTATGCTGGCTTGGTTATTTTCTGTTGAAACTAGAAGTCTATATCATCAGATAATTCTTTAACTTCGTCTTCAATATTATCGTCTGGTTCGATGGAAACAGTTGCATCAAATCTGACTGATGTATAGTTCCCTGTATTGAATGTCTTACCAACAGTGATCTCCTTGACTACCATTTCACCTCCTTCTCTTCAACATATATTTGCTCAATCACTATAGAGATTGGTATTCCTTCACTTATTGTATACCCACTTTTTGATAGTGCTTTTCTGCATATGTTTAAGATTGTTGTTTTATGACTTCCTACTTGACCTATAGCTTGTAATACAACACCGGTTCTTTGCACTACTTTACCTCCTTTGCCGGAAGATATTTCTTCAGTTCGTGGTAGGTTGCTGGTATTGGGGAAGGGAGGCTCAGTGATGAACCTGCATTGAACCTCCCCTTCTTTTTGGTGTACCATAAATGCTTATCCTGTTCTACCATCTGACGGTATAACTCATTGGTGTATCGCCCCATCGCTTTGCCTAAGTTAGCGCTGATGCCAAGAGGGAATTCTTTGATTTCGCCGGTTAACTCATCCTTATCAATGGCTTCGTGGGATACCAGGATTACAAAGTCCACTGGCATCTCTTTCATCATTGTAAACCATTTGTCGAGTAATCCATCGAAGAAGATGTAGTCGCCAGGTCTGGGATTAGGGATACTGTTAGTTACCATGAGTAAGTTCTTCCATACCCTAAACATCCGTGAGAGGCTGTCTACAACAACAGTCTTGTATTTGCCAGGATTTCCAAATATTTCTTTCGTTTGGGCGTTGAACTTATCGTTTATCTTCAAGGAGTCCTTGGCGAAAGCGGGTGCGGCTTTAGCGTCGAGACTGAACTTGAAGTCGAGGTCTTGCTGTCCTCCACTTTCGTACATTGCTACAACTTCGATTTCCTTCCAGTCAGGATTTACGAAGGTGCCATCGGGATTCTTGGCAGTGGTGGCGCTGAGAAACTTCCCATCATAATCGAGGTATTTCATAGGTTTAGGGAAGGTGCAGGCGCTAACTGTTTTACCAGTCATGTAATCTCCACAAATGGTTATGAGCATAGGTTACTCCTTTTTATGCTGATATAAGGCTGTCCAAAGGCAACCAAGGTCTGATTACATACTCGCCAGGGACTTGGATGTCGCTCCTGCCATGGGGGTTTTCATAGAGTTTGCACACAATGTGGTAAGGGCAATCACTTCCAATAAGCGGCACACATTGATTAGTGTCCATGCTGAAGAAGTTGTCGTGCTTATCCTGCTCTATTTTAGCAAACCAATGCGCGACGTTACGATGCCATCCAGCAAGCTCCTCATGGGTGCGGGTGGTTGGGATGCGAAACGGGTCTTTGCGTTTCTTGGGATCTTCATGGATAGGAATTACGTCGAGCGTTCCACTTAAAACATCTTTGCCTAACAAGACAGATGCCATAAACATATACCCTTCAATTTGTATGTTAGGCTTGCCTCGCAGTTGCCAACGGTCGCCAACAATTGTGGTAGTCTTAGTCTCATTGATGCCGATGCCATAAGGAGTATCTTTAATAGCGTCAATTAATCCAACGTAGAGGAAGTCGCCGAGGTCAACTGCACCCCCTACTTCAACATGGAGGATGGTACTCACATCATCGTTCCACCGCACAAAGTAGTTGCGTAAGCAGGATTCGGCTACAGTCGCGTTGCGCTTGTTATCTTCAACCTTAATCTCTTGCATGATGGGGATAGCGGCGGCGATACCTTTCTCTACGGCATCATTGAACGAAGCACCAGCAAGTCGTGCGCGGTGGTAGTCGGCGATGGCAGCATGGTAAGCCTTCCCATTGGTAAGAGCGGGGTGGTCAGTGGCGGTGGTGATGTGCTGGATGGAGCGCCACCAGTACTTCCGCGGGCAGGTCATGTACGTGGATAGACTGGAATAGTCGATCCAAGGTTTATTTTTGATTTGATTAAGTTTGAGAAAGTTCATTGTTTTATCTCCATTCTTAAAGGGTGAAATTATGGTTCCAGTATACAGTCACCATAAACCTCTTGTTGATGTAAGTTATGCCGGCTGTGCTTCCCTTCTCTGCTTCGCCATTTCCTTCAACGCTGTAATCTCTTCCTCACTCATGTCACCCAACAGGTCAACGAGCTCCTTCTTGGTCATGCCGCTTCTACCAGTGGAAACGCCAGGAATCCATTTAGACACTAAGTCCTGAGCTTCAGCATTGTCCTTGGCTTTGTAGCAAAGGCGTCTGGCGTCGATTATGATAGTTGCCATTGCTTTCTCGTATGCTACATTCGCGCCCCATACCTGCGACATCTCGTCGAGATCAACAGGGATGTTAAAGTCAACGCTGTGCTTTGTGAATATGTCGTTGCCCTCTTCGTCTTTCTCTCCAGTTTTGATGGAGTAATTAAGTTTTTCGATCTTCATGTGTATTTCACCTCCTTTCTTTGGTGGGTTGATAAATTCATGGAGAGTTTTATAGATAGGTTCATTGTTTCTCTCCTCTCGTAATTACCACTCTTTAAGCGTATATGTAGTATAACATAGCGCGTGTCGGTTGTCAAACAAAATTAGACGATTTTGGTCGGTTTTGGACAAAATTGTATGTTTCATCTTTTATTTATTGTGCTGAATGCTCAAGCCGTGAACGGTTAGCGTGGTGGGGACTCCTTCCCCAACCTCAACCCTATAGATTTCTTGATTGCATTAGCAAGACAATATTTCTCAGCCAATGTAAATATAGAGTTGTTATTCATTGTAATAAAACTTGTTCCATTAGCTACCCATATGCGGATGTCAGGATTACTTTTATTCCAAAACTCATATTGAGATTGCTGCCATTCTTCGGGATGCTCTACCATTTGCTTCGCTATTAATTTTACCCCTTCAGATATTGACCAGAACATTATTTCTCCTTTCTCTTTATGACCTCGCCGGTTTTGGTGGTTATTATATAATGTCGTTCCCATATTTCTTGCAATATTCCATCCCAATCCATATCCTCCAATTCGAGAGGGACGCAGATTTCGCCTGTGTCTTTACATAAACTACATATGCCATTAGGCATTCCATTACCTAAATTCGGACACTTTACCATCTTTACGAACCCCTTTAGAGAGGGGAGAAGGGCAAGAATCTGATTAATTGCATTTGTCCTCTGCTTTGTTGCTATATCTCTATAATTCTGAACTTTAGTGCCACAGTTAATTTGGACTAAATCCGTCCTATCATCTAACAGTTCATCAATTATCTCCGCAATCTGATCTCCCAATGTCATGGTTTTACCTCCTTGTTAATTTCCGAATATGGGCAGAGTGGCATTGAACCTGAAAGTATTGCATTGCCACAAGTTATCCTTCCAAGGTCTTCATACTCTGAAGCAATAAAAACAAGAACATCATAACCTGCACCTTTTAGCCGTAGTTCATCTTCACGGTATGGCGTAAATGTGGTATAGTCGCCTACCGTTTCTATACCGTTTGAAAGTGCCTGCGTTGTCTTATGCATCGGTGTGAGTTTTATGATATAGTCATCAGGGTCAAAGTATTTAAGTAGTTTTACTGGATCAATTTCGTATCCAGCAAGCGCGAAATTTAATGTAATTTTTCGTCCGGCGGGGGCAATTCCCTCCATGATTCTGCCTATACTTTCGAGTGTATGACAATTATTATTAAACATATCAGACCGTTCGCCCTCGTCTGTGCTATTCACACTTATTTGTAATCCGGCCTCACCTTGAAGAAGCCTGTTTTTTATTCTCATCCATGTATGCATAAACGTCTTTAGCCATTCGTTACGTTTTGGCATCATAGTCGAAACAACAGGATGTATCTTATACTCAGGATCTATATGTGTTTTGAACCATTTTGTTGCATCAAGTATGTTAGGATTCCATGTTGGCTCTCCCATGCGAGCATAGTGAATATTAAGACGTTTCGTTGATTGTATTTCGGGATGAAGTTTAATCCCAGTCAGAACTTGCCTTATAAGATCATTGAATGTTGCATTCTTACCATAACCGACCTTTGGGACATCACAAAACTTGCACCCCATCGAACAGCCATATTGAGTGCTGATTGTTATGACCCATTTTTCATCGAGAGGCAAAAGGTCACAATGGTCAACCTTTCCAATCTCTCGCGTAAGGCCCATACAGTCACATTTTACGTTCACATCTTTGCCGTAATCTCCAAGGGAAAGCATTTCTAACTTCCCTCGTTCGCCCTCCACAACGAGAATATCGCCTGTAGGAACTTTAAGATGACGAATTATTTTCATCACTTCTCTTCCTTCAAAAATTCCTCCGCCGCGTCTATGAATCGGGAGGGGGTGTCGATTAAATCAACCAAATCCGCAAGCCCATTATAATAATCAGATATCCCTTCTTCATAGTGAGGACTTTTATGTGCAACGAAAACTATAAAATGAAACCATCTGTTGTCATCCTCCCTCATCTTCCCCCACACCCACATGAAGCCATTAGGAGTGTCGAGGTCAAGGTTTTTCTTTAAAGTCTTATCATAAGTGTTTAACCCGCATTTAATACATGTATAAGCATAGGATGGATCGCACCAACCATGACTTAAACCTATTGTTTCATGCCAACATCCCCCAAACTTCTCAACGATAAACTTGTGAAGCTCTTTACGGTCATTCATCCTTTCTCTCCTTCCTCTTGGCTCAGCGTTCCCATAATATAGTCCTTAATCGCAGAGTCGCTTTCAAACACCGTTTCTCCCACGGGTTTATCAAGAATCCTACTCAACCTCTTAGCCACAAGGTCATTAATTACTGGCGCGAGACGTTCGTTGGTGGTGACACTTTGAAGTCTGTATGCCTCGTCCATCATCGCTTGGGTGAGCTTGGGCTCGTTGAATTTATCAAGAGTCCATAGTACTGCTATATTATCTCTCTTTGCGCCTTTACATACTTTAAGAAGCTCAGGGTCGCTGTGGTAGATAATGCCACGGATGCGTGATACCCAATACCCTGATTGCTGAAAATTATTGCATATGTGAAGGACAATCCCGTTCTCAATGAGCTTCCCAAGGATGGTGGAGTCCATCACACCAAGGCGGTAACCTTGGGTGTATTTACCAGTTTTAACCATAGGGAAGCGCGGTTGATTGTTTCTGAGCATCTTATTTGTCATATTCCTCCTTTAGAAGCTTACGCTTTGTTCATCGGTGTGCCAGAATATCACTCCAAAGGTAATTTGCCCATCGGTTTAGGTCAATCATGCTACAGCATCGCTTCACCTCTTCGATAAAGATGAATTTGTTGAAACGAGGGTTTTCACCTTTAAGTCGCTCTGCGAGATCGCAGGCGAATGTAATCTTGTTAGTGATGCCAAGGTAATCGGCGCGACCGATGGCGTTGGCAAGGAACTTAAAGTCACGTTTGGTCATATTAACCTCCAAAAGGGCATATTGGTGCTAAATTTACTGTAAACGCACCTCTCTCTGTATCGGATAAACTTCTGTATCTAACTTCTTTTGGAATTTTTGTGGAGAAGCATTCTTTCCATAGTTTTAAATACCCAGCTTTAAGCTGCTCTTTATTGTGCAAATCTTTACCATACAACTTTTTCATAGCTTTCATATTAATAGGTAAGTCGGCGTTTAATATACAGCGAAAGGGCTTGTCGCCTTTGTAAACTGTAACTCCAATTGCTTTATCTGCAATACACTTGTACTTCACCCCATCAACTATGAATGAGAACGTTTTCATTGTTTACTCCTTTCTTTAATAACTTCGGTTAGGTTTGGATGGTTGTCCCGCGCTACCCACCCTGCATTGAATCCACCTTCCATAACCACAAAAATCAATAAGGCTATAAGAGCTATATTCGATACAAAGAGATACAGTATAAGCCAAAATTCATAATCATGTTTCTTCTCGCTATTCTCCATTAGTTATAACCACCTTTTTATTCTCTTCCTTCTTATCATACACCCACAGCCCACATACGGTGCAAGTCAGTGTTGCCTGCCTGTGTGGTAACTGCCCTTGCTCCCATACATGTTCGTGATTGATATGGATTACTTTAGTCATAGGTTTTAATTCCTTCCTTCTGTTTTAAACTTATTCAACCATTCCCTTACCTTTGCTGGACTGCCGTGACAAGCTCCAGGCATTTCATTATACACATACTTACAGATATTAAAAAGGTTTATTCTATTAAGATCATCTGCCCTGCCAAAAGCCTCCATAAGGTTATTCTCTAATACAGCGGTAAGGAAATCTCCGCAAGCTATCCCACGTTTAACATATCGGTCTAAACCATCTTGTAAAAGTTGTGGTATCATTATATCTCCTTTCATTGTTAATCTAAATAATCCCTGTCGCCGCTGGGAAACTCCACCATTGCTGGCGCATTATCATGGAGATGCTTTGCGGATTTGATTACGTTATCTTCGACTATAAACTTTACTTGATCCCCACATTGACTGCATTCCCATATAACATCGCCTTTTGCGTCGGCGAAGCGAGTACACACGCCACCGCATCTCTTACATATTGTCATATCACTCATTATTGAGTCTCCTTCATTATCACATACCTTATAAACAGCACAAGTCCGATGATGCTAAACGCAAGTATTAGATCGAGTAGATCATTGAATATCTCTACCATTACTTCACCTTCCCAAACTCTGTAGACAGGCACAGCCTCCAGTTCTTAAATGGCGCCCGGCCGAACTTTCTGTTCATCTGCTCTCCCTTTGTGGCGGTGATGGCTTTACGAAAGCCACCGCGCCATCTGCGCTCTTCGATAATATCTCCCTGTGCGTTACGAATGATGATGATAGTCATCCCATCCTCCCATGACACAAATATGCTTTCGCTCTTTCAATCATTCTATCCACCAGCATCTCCTTTGATAATGTCATTAAATTAACCTTACAACTTTTACACGACTCATGCTCCATTTTAAAGTCATTAATCACCTTGCCAAGGAATTTTGCAGGTTTCTGCGATTCCCAGGTAAACCCGCATAACTTACACCTATGGTAATACGTTACATCCTGCACCGTAACCTTCTTGGTGGCTTTACGCGCATCCTTATTAAGTTTTGCCTCAATAGCCTTCATCACCGCTGGGTCATCGAGGAGTTTTAGGAGTTCATTCTTATCCAAGGTTCGCGCTTCCTTTCATATACAGCATCTTGCATGATTCGACATAACTGGTACTCTCAAGGTTGTCCAATAGATATTCACGAATCTGTTCATTCACCCTTACACTCCGTGAGGCTGGCCATCGCTCCGTCCCTACACGCAATGCCCATATCATACACGCCGCACAGCTATCACCCTGATACATTGACGGATACCCACACACCTTACACACATTCCTTGTAACTACTTTCATTTTAAGTTTCATCTTATCCTCCTATCAAGCACATATAGTATCCTATACATATAACAATGAGTATCACTCCACCTTGGATTAAGATTTCCATCACTTCACCTTCACAATCGCACCATTCATCCTTTCCAACAGTTCCAGCGGAGTACAGTAAACTTTGATGCCGCCTAACACATAACATTGTATCATTGTAGTTCCCCTTTTCTTCCACCCCGCTCATGAAGTGAGCGGTCATTTTACTATTCAATTTATGCCAGCCGAGTGACAAAATTTGTCACTTATGAAGCATATGCTATCATTGTGATTAATGCGACTTCTGTGCTTAGTAGTACTAATGTGCTTTATTGTTTCTGTGGAGGGTGTGATTAGGTGTTGTTATGTTGTCCTAACGTTTCGTTTAAAAAAAAATTGATTATAACAATAGGACAACCACTAATTACTGCCATCAATATATCAATATATCACATTAACCACATTATCAATAATAACACATACGGGCCGAAACGGCCACGTTAACATCAGGGTATATAAACGTACGACCGGCACGCCGGAAACGCCGCCACGGCCCTCACGTTGCGCCACGGCCACGGTTCCGCGGTATAACCACACTACGGTTCCCGCCCGCGCACGGTTAAACCGTCCCATCCTTCCAATACAACCATAAACAGGAAAAGGCCGGCTTGCGCCGACCGTAATTCCTGTGGTTGTTGATGGTGTGTTAGGCAACCTTTAATGCCTTATGTGTGGCTACCAATTCGGCAATCTGTGCGTTTGACATCCCGCGAAACATTGCCAGAAGGGCTTTATCATCCGCCGATATTGTTGACGATGCACCTTTCACCCAATCCCGTACTGTGTAAGAAAATTCACACTTAACAGCCTTGGCTTTTTCAACCAACCCATCAAGATACTTTACGCCATCTTCCCAATTTCTATCTTTGCATTCCTCTTTTTGCATACGCACACGGAAACCATACCTTTGGTCTTTCCGTACTGTGTCAATACCCATAATATCTCCAAAGTCATCTACGTCAGCATTAATGATAAACTCTTTACCGATGCCAGCATCTTTATCAGCCTTGCTCTTGCAAATAAGTATTTTAATTTCCTCTCTTGCCATTGCTTTTCTCCTTTGGTTTAATTGTTAGTAAATTGTTATTGTTCCCGATTTGTTTTATACTCTAATGTTAACACAATCGACACGTGTTTGTCAAGCGGTATTTGCGCCGTCCGCCCCATCTAATCAATCACATCCTTATTATCCCTACCCACGAAGCCGGGGGGGGGGGGGGATGTGTGGTGCTATATACTATAATACAGGCCCCTCGAAAATATGGCTGCAAAACGCATGTCTAAGTTTGTACAAAGTTGTATGCTCATCTACAACTTTATTATTAATAATGACTACTCTTGTATGCTTATGCACAGCGAAAATAGTTGCGGGAATAGGTTGACTTCGAGGCGCGAACCGTGGTATACTATGTGTATGGGAAAAACTGCAACTCAAGAAGGGTGTTCCACATCGGTGGAGAGATATGGGATTAAGAGCGTCCGGCCTTACCATAAAGAGTTAGCACGGCGCGTAGTGCTTGGCGCCTCGTCTAATTCATTGTGTGAAGAATTTCATATCTCTCAATGCTACCTATCCATCATTATCAACTCCCCACTGTTCAAACTCGAAGTTGATAGGTTGCAGATAATGCGTGATCAGGGTGTGGCGGATGTGACTAAGACATTACAGGAATTATCCCCTCTCGCTCTCGATGTTCTTGAACGCACGATGTACTCCACTACCAGTGAGAAGAATAAGATTAAGATAGCTGAAAGCATCCTTGACCGTGCGGGATATGGTACAATCCAGAAGGGTATACTCGACGTAACCGCCCGAAGTGAGAAAGGTTATAGTGACCTAACTCTTGAAGAAAAACGTCGCCTTGCTACTGAACGTATCGAGCGGATGAAGAATGAAACCGATACCAAAGCGGAAGCATTTAAATCTGCGGAATCTATCTCTGTCGAGTTTGAAGCCCTTCCCACATCCACTGATATTGATGGTGATGAGTGTTCACCTGTTGAACATACAGTAGAAGAACTCTCACGTAAATTTGTGGGGTGTGATTAGATGAATCCTTATTCCACCGTAATTGATAGCGCAAGCGAAAGCGACCTTCTTGAAATCCTCGAAATGACTGAGACTTGGGCTGCGAAGGATGAATCTAAATTCAGCGTCTACGCCCCCGCGCCTATTTTAAAGTATGCTCACGCTTCCCCTGCTAAGACTCGCGTCATCCTTGGTGGTAATAGATCGTCTAAGACATACGGCACTGTGATGGAAGCTTGCGCCCAGTTCCTTGGCAAAGCTCCTAAATCCATCGCTGCGTCGATGCCAGCGCACCGCCTCGATCCCAGTCGTCGCATCCGTTTATGCACCGTTGATTATCCCAATAACTTCTCTAAAGTGATATGGCCCTACATCCAACAATTCATTCCTTCCGATAGCATCGTTGATGTTGTGAAGGATTCGGGTAGGGTGCGTGCTGTAACAAATCGCCACGGCGGTTTCATCGAATTCATGATGTATGAGAGCGAAGTCTCAAAGTTCCAAGGTGCCTCGCGTCATTGTGTTATTTACGATGAGCAGCCCCCACAAGAAATTCGGGATGAGAATCTCATGCGCCTCGTCGACACCAATGGCGAGGAAGTCTTCGCCCTCACCCCTATTCAAGAAGCTAATTATGGCCAAACTGCACCTTGGATCAATGATGAGTTGTACAGCAAAGCAAGTCGCATCGTTGAGAAGGTTGGTGATGAAATCACTGAGATCCACAACTCTGAAGGCGATCCCGAAATTGAAGTATTCTTCGCTAACATCTTCGATAACCCTGCGATTGATGCAAGTGCCGCCAAGCGTCTCTTAAGCCGGTTTAGCGTCGAAGAGCGCGAGGTTCGTACCACTGGCCATCTCCTATTCCTCAGTGGCCTTGTCTACAAAGAATACAACGAGCGCATTCATCTCATAGATTCCTTCGACGATTGGTGGAAGGGAGATAATAAGAACGATTACACTCTCTACATAGCCATAGACCCTCATCCTCGTACTCCTCATAATATACTGTTTCTCTGTGTAAGGCGCGATGGTCTTTTATTCTTGGTTGATGAAATTTTCTCCTCTGCCGATAGTGCTATCGATCTCGTCAATATGATTCAGGAACGCCAGCGTGGTAAGGTAGCTAACCTCATCATCATCGACCCTCTTGCATACACCCGTGACCCTTCCAATGGTTCTTGTTTCGCATTCGATCTTGCCGAAGCAGGTTTATACCCTATCCCTCTCGTCGCTTCAAAAGATAAAGCGCGTGGCATTCTTCGCGTCCGCGAGACTCTCAAGGATACCAGTGGCAACACTCGCATCTTTATCAACCGTGACTGCAAAAATTTCAGATATGAAATCACCCACTATGTTTGGGATTCATATAAGAAGAGCACCGCCGCATCGAGGGGTATGAAGCAAAAACCCGTAGACAAAAGTGACCATGCAATGGAGAATCTCTACAGGTTACTTCTTCTCGACCCTCAGCACTACGAAGCTCAAATGCACAACATTGCAGATAGTGTAAGACGCCAGCGCCTTCAAGTTGGGCGTAGTCAAAGTACAGGATACTAACATGACTGTAATCACTATGTATATCAGCGAAGAGCACCTTAACGATTACATCGCGCAAGGATGGTCGTGTTGCTTCTTCAAGTTTTATAACCTTGATACTATGTCGTTTATAGCAAGTAAGGAGATATAATGGCATCACCTGAAGAATTACAGGCCCAGGAGCAACAGACTACTGCCGAGCTGGAGCATCTCTACACTGCTATCCAAGTCGCTAAGAATGAAGTAGTAAATGTTGCTGCTCTCATTGAGAACGTTACCGTTCCAGCATTCAAAGACATCTACAACGAGCAACATCTCATGACCGGTCCTGAAGTCCTCGCGCAAATGGGTTCCATTGTCATCGAAGACCTTGTGAACGACCTCGCCTCGCGCCAAACTTGGGAAGATAATGTCGCTCAAATTATAAAGTTATTCAGTAACTTCATGGACACCAAGACATACCCTTGGAAGAACTGTTCCAATGTATGCCTCCCCGTCCTGACGATTGCCGCAATCCAGTTTCACGCTCGTGCTTACGAATCAATTATCCCCGCTCGTGAAGTCGTCCACACTATTGCTGTAGGCGATGAAGATGTTGAGAAAGCCGAACGTGTCCAAAAGTACATGAACTACCAGTTGCTATACAAAATGACTGAGTTCTGCGAGAGTATGGATAAGACGCTCTTACAACTTGCATTAATCGGAAGTGTGTTTAGAAAGACATATTACTCTTTCACGTTAGGCCGATGCGTGAGTGAATATGTCAGCGCTAAAGATCTCGTTGTGCCATACCATTGCCAAGATTTCGACACCGCGCCTCGTAAGACACACCTTATCCCATTAACCGTTAATGATATAAGGAAGAGAGTTGCTAAAGGTATCTTTCTCCAGAAAGCCTGGGATTACAAAGCCGGCACACTAAGCGATGTTACATCAAATAGCATCAAAAACGCTAAAGACAGCATCCAAGGTACTCAAGAAGGATTTGATACAATAGGAACTCCAAGAGTATTTGCCGAGCAACACCGCGACTGGGACCTTAATGGTGATGGCATTGCTGAACCTTATGTTATTACTGTTGATGTTGAACGTCGTGAAGTTATACGCATCACAAAGCGTTCCTTCAGCGATGCGAATGGTAAAGAGCAGTCGATTGAGTACTTCACACATTATTATTTCCTTCCTAATCCTGAAGGTATCTATGGCCTTGGCTTCGGTACATTACTCAGGGGTCTTAACGAAGCAATGAACACCATCCTAAACGAAGTTGTGGATGCAGGTAGCCTCGCCAACCTCGCAGGTGGATTCATCGCCAAGCGTTCTGGTCTGAGTAAAGGCGACCTCGTGTTTGAACAGGGTATATTTAAAGAAGTTGAAACCTTCCTCGACGATATAGGTAAGGCACTCTTTGTGTTTGACTTTAAAGGCCCAAATAACACTTTATACAGCACCCTTGGCCTTCTGTATGAGTATGCAAAACTCGTCACCTCGGTTAGTGAGACAATGACAGGGCAATTACCCTCCTCAGACACTCCCGCAAGCACGGTTTTAGCTCTTCTTGAGGAAGGTCGTAAAGTTTATAGCGCCATTCACGCCCGCATTCACAGATCATTCCACAAAGAACTGCGTAAAATATACATCCTCAACAGTATCTTCTTCGATGAAGATGAATACTTCAAAGTTCTGGGTGAGCGTAACATCCCACAGGGAGCGCAAGAGAAGATCGGTAGGAGCGACTTTGTTGGTGAAACTGACGTAATCCCTGTAAGTGACCCAAAAATCATATCCCGCGCGGAAGAAGTTATGAAGGCTCAGCAAATAGTTGCCGATGTACGTCAAAACAGTCTCACCAGTGGTAATGCAGAAGCAAACTATGCCGCCACCTACGACTTATACAAGGCCCTTGGCACTCGTAACATTGATAGAATACTTCCTAAACCCGAAGCACCTGTTGCAATGTCACCTTTAGACGAAAACGCCTCGATGTTCCAGGAAAAAGGGGTTGAGGTCTTACCTGAAAACGACGATATGGAGCACATCCGCATCCATGAGGCTTTCTCAATAAACCCCGTGTATGCTGCTGAGATGAGCCCCAACTCCAAGAACCTATTTGAGTTCCATCGTAAGGCTCACATCGCACAGATGTACCTCAAGCAGCAACAGAAAGGTAAAGGAACGCCAAGTGCTAATCAAAGATTGGCTTAATCTCCAGAAAACAAAGGATGTTATTGCTTTCCTCCGCAGCGAGAGGCAAAAACATCTCGAATCAATACTCTCTGCTACTAATAAACTTGAAGCAGTAGCCACTGTGATTGGCTTTAGCCAAGCAATTAATACAATAGAAAGGATGGAAGAGAAAGATGCCCCAGATAGTAACTGACAGACGCATTGATTATTCAAAGCCAGTGTTTGGTAATGATGTTACACAGGAAGAGGTAGAGTATAAACCTGTCAACATAGCACAAATAATCAAGGACTTTCCAATAGTCCCGTATCCTGGTAGGGTTTACGTTGTGCAAGCCGAAGTCGAGAAGTCTAAAGGTTTATACATCCCAGTCTCCGCCCAGAAAGAAGGCGAAATGCAGACGAACTTCGGATGGGTAATCGCTTGTGGCGATAACGTCGATTTCTGCAAACCCGGTGACAAGGTGTTCTATGGTCGTTACAGTGGCAGTTGGGTTCTCGATATGCAATACCGTGTGATGAACGAAGAAGACCTTCTCGGAAGGTATAAGTCCAATGATTAAACCTGTTGGTGGAGGTTTATATAAGGTAGTCTCCCACAGTGGTAAGAACCTATCAAAGCCTATGTCAAAGAAGGCTGCAAAGGCTCGCCTTGCTGAAGTGGAATACTTTAAACATAAGGGTAAATAGCCGCATCGCGGCGCAAAGGAGACTGAAATGGCAGACGAACTTGAAGTAAAAGTAGAAGAAGAAAAAGCAAATTCTGATGAAACTGGAAAGGGAAAGAAGCAGGAAGATCCTCCTGAAGGGTCAGCTCGCTGGAACAAGATATATTGGAAAGCAAAAGAGGGCGAACGCGCTATTGAAGAAGCTAAAGAACTTAAGCAGCAACTTGCCGCTAAAGAAGCAGGCATTGAAGAGATGCGCAAATGGAACAAGGCAATCGTCGAGTCCCTCGACAGTGTAAAAGGGGCAATCTCTGATACCACTAAAGATGATGAAGTTAGTAAACTCGATGCAAAACTCTCCGAGTTGAAAGCGGCAAAGCGCGAAGCGCGAGAGAAGGCTGACTTCGACAAAGAGAGCGATATTGACGACAAAATCGTTGATCTTAAGTTTGAGATTAAGGAGATGAAGGCAGCACCGAAGGTTGTGGTTAAACCTACTCCTACTGCTGAAGAAGGTATTAAACCTGAAGACGAGAAAATCTACAAAAGCTGGATTCACTCCACCGAGTGGTATCGCACAGACCCTAAGATGAGAGGGGCTGCCATCAAGATGGAGAAAGAAGTATGGCAAGACCCTGACTTTGAGTATGCCGATTTATCTGAAATCCTTGCTGAGGTTAAACTCAGAGTTGAGAAAGAGTTTGATTATAAACCGAAGCCGCGTGGGAATGGGCGTAGCCAAGATGGAGTTGAGGGCGCTGGCGGAAGTGGTCGTGTTACAGTTGTAAAACTCTCCTCCGTCGAACAAGACCTTGCTCGCAACCTTGGCGTAAGTAACGAAGACTATGCAAAGCAAAAATCATTAATAAATAGGCAACGTGCCGCAGGAGTGAAATAATGGAAACAGTAAAACCAAACACAGCAAACGAAAGTACAACTCCTTGGAAGCCAGCTCAAATTCTTGATGTGAAACCCATCCCAGGTTTTCGCCTTCGCTGGGTTCGCAAAGACAATCTGGAAAAGAGCAAGACCGAAGGTTGGATTCCAATAGAGGCAAAGGATTACCTTACACGCACTATCATCGACGGCACACCACTTGGTACATATGTCACCAAGCGCAATCTTATCTTATGTAAAATGCCAGAGGCGATGGCTAAAGGCCGTGATGCATACTTCGCTGCAAAATCAAAGGAAGTACTTGCAGAAACAAAACGTAAATTTGTAGATGATGCTGGAGGCAAAGGTTTAACCTACAGCGAATTTGAAGACGAAAGTAAGACTTAAGGAGGTTAAAAAGGAAAATGGCAAATAAAGATTTCTCAAGCGGTTTTGAACCTATCGATCATCTCACCGGTGGTCAGATTAGGTCACACACCTATACAGTTACCACAGGCCAGACTATATATAAGAATGATCCAGTGATGTTGGTTGGTGCTGGCACAGTACAAGTAATAGCCGCGACTGATGATGTAAAGTGTATAGGTGTTGCGGCTGACTATGTAAACGATAGCGCCAGTGCTGGTGGCAAAACAATTCAGGTCTTCGACGACCCGTATATCATTTGGGCTGTACAGTCCACCACAGGTCAGACACCTGGCCTCACCGAGGTTGGTGCTTCAGCCGACATGATCACCTACGCCGCTGGAAGCAGCATAACTTATCTTTCCATTATGGAGCTTGCGGCCGCTTCGAATCAAACAGCAATGTTTTTAGTGATTGGCAAAGTCGATTCCCCCGATAACGCTTGGGGTGAACATTGCAAACTAAAAGTAATCTTCAACGAGCACCGTTATAAAGGTGCTGGCGCAGTCGGAATATAAGGAGGTAATGTAAATGCCAATATATACTAAAGACATGCCTGAACTTCTTGAACCTGGTCTTCGCACAATATGGGGGACAGAGGACAGAGCTTGGGCGGAAGAGTTTAGCAAGGTTTTTGATATACAAAGCACAGTTAAAGCAACCGAAACTGACTTTGGTCTCAGTAGCTTCGCTCTCGCGGTGGCAATGGGTGAGGCTGATCCCATCACTTACGATACAGTATATCGTACTTACAAACAGACATATACTGCGATTCTGTATGGCCTTGGTTTCATCATCACTCGTGTAATGTACGAAGACGACCAGTACCGCCAGATGAATCAGCGCCCAAAATCGTTAGCACGGAGTATGAACGAGACTGTTGAAATCTATGCTTTCGACATTCTCAACAACTGCTTCGCCACCAACAAAAGTGCTGATGCCTCTTATATTTGTTCCACTACCCATCCATACAAAGGTGGAACTTGGAGCAACAGGCTTGACCCCTCCGCCGATCTCGACATAACTTCATACGAGCAATCCTTAATTGGCATCGGAGAGTTTGTTAATGATCGTGGCTTGAAGTATCGTGCAATGGCTCGCAAGCTTATCGTTAGCCCCGCGAACGCATTTATGGCTGACCAGATTCTGAAATCTGCCCAGTTGCCCGGTGGTGCCAACAACGACATCAACCCTGCACAGGGTACGATGCCGGAAGGTGTATTTGTCGGCCACTTCCTCACCGATAGCGATGCTTGGTGGATTAAGACTGACGCGCCTAACTGCCTTAACTTCTTCTGGAGAAGGCAGAAGGAATTTGCCAACGACAGCGACTTCCAGACCGATAATGCACAGTACAAATCGACGATGAGATTCGTAGCTGGTTGCACTGACCCTCGCGGCATTTACGGAAGTAGCGGCGGATAATGGGTTTAACACGTGACATAGGCAACCCTCTGCGAACAAGGCGACCTATGATTGGGGGAAAGGCACTTGCTTGCGTAAGGCAGCAAGTGTCACCCTCTCCTCAAACTAAACGTAAACATAGCATAAAAAATCCTCTGTCTGCAAAGCAGATGGGGAAGTAACCTGGAGGATAGAATGAGTACATACGATTTTGGAGCAGGTGGCCCATCCTGGAATGGTATTCCAATGTGGGGCGGTGGTGGGATTCCAGTAACATCCGGCACAACAACGTTTGTTGATTATGGTAATGGAAGTGATGGTGTTTCTACAAAAGCAAACAGTATTAGAAGGCCGTGGAAAACTATTTCAAAGGCGTACGACGCCGCAACGACTAATAAAGACGATGTAATTTGTCTCGTTGGTAATACTGAACACACACTAACTGAAATGTTAACTGTAGCTAAAAACAGAATCCATTTTGTTGGCCTTGATGGAACAAGTAGGCTATATGGACAGAATGCAAAGATAGATCTCACCGCCCTTACTGGCGCTCTTAATTTAGCTACTGTAATAAATACAGGTGTGAGAAACAGTTTTACTAACATTAAATTCAGAAATATGAGTACTGTTGCTGAAGGTATATACTCGTTTATTGACGGTGGTGAGTATCTTGTTATGAACAACTGCGAGGTATACAAAGAAACCGACCTTGATCAGACGGGTGCAGCTGACTTGGTTCTTAATGGTGACTCCGCACAGTTCAATGGATGTACTATTGGTTCTCTTGCTAATCTTGTCTCAGGAACTATTATCCGCGCCAACATACTCTTAACCAGAGCTATTGCAGGAGCGGGAAAGGTTATGAGAGATAACACTTTCACCAACTGCCTTGTATGGAGAAGGTCAAGCCACATCAATAATAGATTTGTATATGCAGCTGCAGACGCTGATGTTGAGAGACTTCTGCTCTTCAAAAACACAGGTTTCATCAATGCCGCAAACTCCACTGCAGTACCTGCACAAGCTATTGCAAGTGCAGCAACTTTAACTGTTGGTGCAATCGTCCTTAACCCGCTTTGTTACGCAGTTAATGTAACAAAGATGTCTACTACAACAGGAGTATTTGTAACTTCAAGTGTTGTAGCAGCAACAGCAGGTCAAGGAGTAGCAGTAAACGCAGCGTAATTAATCTAAGGGGATGTACGTTCACACCTTGATCGTACATCCCCACTCATTAAGGAGATTAATATGGCAGACGCAGTATCCACACAAATACTCACAGAAAGCGCGAGCAAGATTGTTATAAAGTTTCTCAGTGTCTCTGATGGAACAGGTGAATCCGATGTTGTTAAAGTTGATGTAAGTGCATTAACCCCTGCCTGTTCAACTGTATCAATCGCAAGAGTCCAATATATGACCGACGGTATGGGCGTTAAGATGCTATGGGAAGCTAGCGCAGATGTAGTAGCACTCCTCATCCCAAGCAATCAAATAGGAGATATGACGTTCTCTCCAGCATTATCAAACAATGCCAGTACTGGTATAACAGGCGATCTTGCATTCACAACCTTTGGTCACACTAATGGCGACACTTATGTTATCATTCTCCATCTAAGGAAACACACATAATGCGAGTCACACATAAAGGATTAAGTTTCAAAAAGAACGATAAGTGGGTGACCTGTCCAAGATGTAAGTTTGATTACCACGAATCTGAAATGGTAGAAGAATGGACAGGTAAGAAGGTATGTCCAAGATGTGTAGACGATCCACCTGAAGCAAAGAGTAAGAGTTCTAAGTATTGAGATATGGACAGTGGTACAAAATCTTGTCTGATAAATGGAGGTTTTGGTAGATGAATTTACCTTTTCAGGTCGCAATTCAATTTCATGAAGTCATTGCTTTAATCTTAATGTCGTTTTTGCTATTCGTTGCCGGGATTTATGTATCTGAAAAGATCAAGTTAAACCTAAACAGAAAGGCTATAGTTCACGGAAGTGATGAAATCTGTGGGACGTGTAAGGCACTAATTGAATCAAGGAAAATCCCCGAAATGGATACACTACAGAAGAAACTTCGCGCGGAAGACGGAACACTTGCAAAGCTAGACAAAACGGTAAACAACCTGACGACAGCTACAGAAGCACTTAAAGAGGATTTTGCATCATTACGAACAGAAGTATCTGAGTTGAGAAGAATTATATCGGCAGACTGGCAAGAACAAATAAAGAATCTCAAAGCAAAACTATCCGAGAAAGATCAACAAATCCGTAGATTAGAGGATAGAGGATAATATGCAAGGTAAATCCCATTATAACTTGACCGATGCAGAACGCAACGCTATGGTGAAGTGGTGTAATGGCAATCTTATGATGAAAATGATTTGCTTTAATCATCCCGGACATATTTGCATGGGAAGTACGACTGACAATGATTGCGTATGGTGCTGGGTAGAGAGAGGGAGGAAAAGACAATGAGCCGAGACCCTAATAAATTTGAGCATCCCGAACTTATAGAACAATTTATTGAGCAATGCGCCGTTGCCGGTATCAAGGTAGTCATAACCTCGGTTGACCGGGATTACAAAGAGCAGTATGCCCTTTATTGTCAGGACAGGGAACCCTTAGATATTGTCAATAAGTTCAGGAAGATTGCAGGCATGTTACCCCTCCGTTTGCAAGAGAACACTTATAAAGTGACATGGACACTCAGAAGTAATCACATTGTAAATCTCGACGACGACAGACAGGATAACGATAAATCAAGGGCGTTTGACTTCGCAGTCGTTAAAGATGGAAAAGCAACGTGGGATTTGAAGGCAAATGTGAATGACAACGAGATTCCCGATTACAGGGAATGTGCATTGATTGGTGAAAGGCTTGGTCTTTATTCAGGCAGAAACTTCAAGAATCAGGACTGGCCGCATTTAGAAATTAAAAAGGAAGTCGATTGCTCTATTACATGAACAAAATATGACAACAAGCGAAGGAGATCAATATGAAAAATTGGCAAACAACCCTATTTGGGATACTTGCAGCGTTACCGCACTTATGGCAATGGCTCATGCCTCAGTTAAGTCTCTCACAACGATTGGCTAATGCGATTACGGCGGTAATGGTTGCAATTGCATTCTACTGCGCTAAGGACAAGCGGGTCACTGGCGGGACGGTTCAACAGTAATGAAAGATGTCATTACAGTTTTAGGAGTTATTTTCCTGGCATTGTTTTTGCTGACCGGATGTGCCGATGCCTTTGATGTAGATATTAATGGTTCTTGTTGGACACTTAATTCACTCAAAATGACCAATAATGGCATTACTTTAGATGTATTGCCAGATTTAATTCCTACTGACGTTTGCACTGGAAAAGTATTCAATGATGTTAACGCACAGATGAGTGGCGGAGAGACTTTCTGCAAATACATAGAAAAACTTAAAAGACTTAATATCACGTCTGGTTGCGGCAATGGCAATTATTGTCCGGACAGACCAGTTACAAGAGGCGAAATGGCGGTGTTATTAATAAAAGCCATGCAACAAATCCCAGTTCTAAAGGAGGTGAAATCGGAATGAATATTTTAATAGCGATTTTAGGTGCCCTACCGACCCTGATAAGTCTTGCCGAGAAATTATTTGGTAGCGGGACGGGAGTGGCTAAAAAACAGGCGGTTACCGATATGGCAGGGACTCTCGTTAGCGGGTTACAGCAACTCAGTACAGGTGGCCAGAAAAAGACTATGGATACATTAGCCCCTTTGCTCTCTCCGATAATTGACGTGCTTGCAGGTACATTATTTCCGCCCGCGAAGTCAAATCCGAGCGGCATTAGTGATGTAAGTGCAGGGGTATAATGATTGCAAAAGTAACAGATAAACTTTACCATTTGTCAGGGCCGGGACTTAAAGTTAATTATGATGTAGATATGGTCGATAAATCGGGGTTCACGTTTAAACCGAGTATCGGGCTGACCACGCTGAGAAATATAGAAGGACTGAATATGGCGTCGGACATTCTTAAAAATTGGCGCGTGGCGATCTACGGCAGCGTTGTTTTATATAAATTCTAATAATAACTTCACTTTTTCGCGGAGGGGAGAAACCTTCTCCCTTTCCTGAAATATTGAATTTTAAAAGGAGAAATTAATGAAAGTATTAACCGTGAAACTTGGTTCCAAAGGCGATACTGGTTCCAAAGGGGACTCAGGATATATAGGTATTGATGGGACTAAAGGCGATACAGGAACGAAAGGGGATACAGGAACTCATGGTGATACTGGAATAGGCACTAAAGGCGATACAGGTATTGGAAATAAAGGAGATACAGGAATAAAGGGAGACACTGGTATTGGGGAAGGAACTCAAGGGGATACGGGAGTAAAAGGAGATACAGGAGCAAATTCAATAGTGGCCGGCCCAAAGGGAGATACGGGAACAGTTGGTTCTAAAGGCGACACAGGTGTCAAGGGAGATACGGGCACGGGGACTAAAGGAGATACCGGCACAGAAGGAGATACGGGTATTCAAGGGACTACCGGTTTCAAGGGTGATACAGGTGCAGACTCAACGGTAAAAGGCGATACAGGCTCCAAGGGAGATACAGGTGCGAAGGGAGACACCGGGACAACAGGGACAACAGGCGGTAAGGGAGACACCGGGACTACTGGAACCGCAGGCTCTAAAGGGGATACAGGTATAGGGACAAAGGGCGACACTGGGACTTCTGGCACTAAAGGCGACACGGGTACTTGGGATCTCCAACTCGCCGAGAATGACCCCATACTTTTAGATTCTGCTCTTAGTGCCGATGGAAAATATAGTGGTCTTGTAATTGCAGGAACGGCGGGAGCGGCATTAGCTTTTGGTGAATTGTGCTATCAAGACCCCACAGATTCGAGGTGGGAAAAGACTGATGCCAATTCAGCGGCAGCGGCTGATGGGGATGCAAGGGGAATTTTAGGCATGTGTGTCCTTGCGGCAGCCGGTGATGGTTCTGCAACCAAGATGTTACTATGGGGTAATATACGAGCTGATTCTTTGTTTGCAACATTTACGGTTAATAATCCAATTTATGTTTCTGAAACAGCGGGGGCTGTAACGCAAACACAACCTACTACGGCTGATGTTGTAATAAGAGTTATAGGGTTTGCATTTACAGCGGATGAAATGATGTTTAATCCATCTTGCGATTATATAACTCACACGTAAAAGGAGGATTTATGGCAGTTAGAATAGAAATCGTTCAGCATTCTGAGGAGGCGGTAAGCAAATATATAAAAGCAATCGACAGCAAAGAATTCTTAGATTCAGATGTATTTATTAAAGAGATTAACGCAGCAATAGATTCTTTGGCTATTGCCGATGAACAAATTATCAATATACAAATAGCTCCTTTGTTCAAAAGATCAATTATAGTTTATATCAAAAAATAAAATGAGTCTGATAGATTTTAAAAATAAAATTATCTTTATTCATATTCCTAAGACTGCCGGTTCAAGTATTGAAAAGGCATTAGGGGCAGAGGGTGGTCGTGGGCATTTAACCGTTAATGAGATGTTGAAAATAGTCAAAGATCACACTATAGGAATAAATCTTGATGATTTTTTTAAATTCTCAATAGTAAGAAATCCATTAGACAGATTGGTTTCCTGTTACGACATGTTTGTTAGTAATGATATGACGAAATTCAACGATTGGATATATTGCCATGAAGATGCAACTCCGTTTAAATCTCAGGTGGCGTTTTTATGTGATGAAGATAAAAACCTGAAAGTTGATTTTGTGGGGAAGTTTGAAAATTTACAAGAGGATTGGATTGAAATCTGTAAAAGGATAGGAGTTGATATAGAACTTCCCCATATTGATCCAAGCAAGGGTATGTTAGAAAAACCTTATATACAATACTATATCCCTGAAACAGAGGCTATTATTCGTGAGTGGTTGAAAGATGATTTTGAGTTTTTTGAATATGCATAAAGGAAAATAATATATGGCAACATTAATCGACTCATATTCTGAATCAAACAAAAGTAGTGATTATCAAATTGGGATGGATAGTTCCTACTATATGCACTATATGGCCCAGTCTTTTGTTGGTAATGGACAACCTATGGATAGTTGTAAGTTTTATTTGAAAAAAAGCGTGACTGTATATGGGAATATATACGCAAGATTATATTCTGATAACGGTTCGCCGCATAAACCTGCAACCTTATTAGCAACCTCTGACGCAGTAAACATAAATTCATTAAGTACATCATATGGATTGATTACGTTCGCCTTTTCCGGGGCACAAAGGGTTACTCTGACCAACGGGACAAGATATTATATCTCTTGTGAATATGATGGAGATTATGCTGACCTTTATGCAGGTTTTGATAGTACATCTCCATCGCATCCCGAATATTGCGCACTCTATCTCAATGGTTGGATAGACTATACCACCTATTATGATATGTGTTTTTATGTGTATTCGGAAACAGCAAGTTCAGCAATCAAAACAGTTCTTGGTCTTGCTAAAGCATCGGTAAAAACAGTGGGCGGTCTTGCTAAAGCATCGGTTAAAACATGGGAAGGACTGACTTAATGAATCATCAGGAATGGGAAAAGAACTGGTGGGGTTCTGCGGTTAATACTTTTGGCGAGGAATACAAACAAATTGCATATGCCAAGAGAATGGGATTACAGTTTTTCCATAACGGCAAGTCTCCTTTCAACATAGATATGCAGAATAAAGCAGTTTTGGATATTGGTGGTGGGCCGGTATCCTTATTACTAAAGTGCATAAATCTCGAAAAGGGTGTAGTAGTTGACCCCTGTGATTACCCTGCATGGATAGAGCAACGATATAGCTTAGCCGGTTTACAGTTTATTCACTGTGCGGGCGAAGATATGCCGATTGATGCGGTCGTCTACGACGAGTGTTGGATATATAATGTCCTCCAACACGTTATCAGTCCTGAACGGGTAATTAAGAATGCAAGGAAGGTATCTAAGATAATCAGACTTTTCGAGTGGGTTGATTGCGGTACTTCGGAAGGGCATCCACACGAGCTTACTCCGTTAAAGTTAAATGAATGGTTAAGGGGAGAAGGCAAAGCGGACTTCATAGATGAAAACACGGCAAGAGGTAAATGTTATTATGGAATTTTTAAAGGGGATAATTATGCGAAAATATAGATTCCATCTTATATCGTTAGCTCATCTTCCGCAAAGAAGGGAGTATATGTCATGCGCCTTCACTCAGAAGAACATCAAACTCTCCAAAATGCTTATGTCTTTAGGACATGAAGTTTTCTTTTACGGAAGTGAAGGAAGTAATGTTGAATGCGCCGAGTTTATTCAGACACATACTCTTTCAGATATTAGAAAAGATTATGGAGACGGAGATAATAGATTTGATGTCGGATACGATTGGACTAATACCGATTTCAGGCATGATTTTAATACCGCCAAGAACCCATCTACCTTAAAATTTTATATGTCTTGCATTGAACATATCAACAAAATTAAAAGACCCGATGATTTCTTACTGCTTACGCAAGGACATTATCAGAAACCTATTACTGATGCAGTAAAGTTATTCCTTAACTGTGAACCGGGGATAGGATACCGAGGCTCAATCAAGGGCAATTTCAGGGCGTTTGAAAGTTCATATATACAGAATTTTACTTATGGTTCGGAATCTCCTTTTGAGTGTATCAACGGTAGTTATTATGACCGGGTGATACCGAATTACTTTGAACCTGATGATTTTACATTTTCTTCTGAGAAGGAAGACTATTATTTCTTTATTGGCAGGATGATAAAGCGCAAGGGGATTCTTACGGCTGCCATGGCCTGTAACGCAATAGGAAAGAAGTTGATTATAGCAGGGCAGGGAGCAAGGGTTCATTCTAACGGTCATCTTATTCCTAATAATGATCCCGATTTTGATTTAGCTCCGGGAACATGGGAATATGTAGGGTTTGTTGGTATAGAGCAGAGGAAGAAACTCATGTCAAAAGCGATTGCAACCTTTACACCTACTGAATATCTTGAATGCTTTGCGGGAACACACGTAGAATCTATGCTTTCAGGTACGCCTCCGATTACCACGAACTTTGCTGTATTCCCCGGTACGATTCCTGACTGTGTAAATGGTAAGGTGGGTTTTCGTTGTAATACTCTCGATGATTTTGTTCAGGCAGCAATAAAGGCAAAAGACGTTGACCATCAAGAAGTCAGAAAGTATGGAGAAAGGTTTTTGATAGACAATGTGAAATGGGAATATCAGAAGTGGTTTGATGATTTATACAATGTATGGGAAAGTGCGGTAGATGATAACAAAAAAGGTTGGCATAGGATAGGAGGCATAACATGGCATCAAAAAGAATAATTTGTGATTATCCTGAAACGGGAATAACAACATATTGCATAGTCAGACGTGAAGCCGATAATTTCCGCCTAAATGACGCAGATGGAGCATTTGCATCTGCCCCTGCCGACCCTTATTTATCCTTAACTGAGGATTCTGTCATTAAGGGGAGGTATGAAGCGTCTGAGTCAAGGGCAGTATGGAATGATGGCCTTTATACCGTTGCGGTCTATAAGCAGGCAGGAGGCTCGCCTGCGCCGGCGTCAGACACAATTATCGGCACGGGGGAAATGTATATCAAAAGCGATCTGGAAGTTAAGGTCGATGCTTCAGTTCTTGCTCTTGAATCGTCTGTGCAAGATAGTAATGATAGCCTTACTTTATTACTTCAATACATCCGCAATAAAAAGTATCTTACTAAAGTAGGTTTAGAATGGCATTTAATCATACGAGATGATACCGATGCTACAACTATTTTAGATAAAGTATTACAAGATATAGATGGTAATAACATCAGTGATATACAAGCAGGTATCATTTCGATGGAACTTAAATCAAGTGTATAATAGTTTAACACCTGGGCAAGGATTAGGCAAAGGTACAGCAATCCTTGCTTGGGGATTGGGTAATAATTTATTAACCATCGCATTTTACATAGCAACTATAGCTAAAGTAAGCGGTATAACTTTTGTAACAAAGGATAATACTACTATTATTACTTCTAAAAGTAATACTATTAACTTTAAGTCTAAACAATATGGTGAGTAGGAGGTATTAATGCTACCTATATTTATATCTGGTACTGTACAACATGTAGTACTTAACTTTGTTGATGAAGATGGAACTGCTGTAACTCCAAGTACAGGAAGTTATACAATAGTAGATGTATATTCTGGAATAGTTATTAAAGTGGCAACAACTATAACACCCAGTTCTACATCTTACACCATAACACTATCTTCAACTGATACAGCAATTCAGAATACTGCAAGACTTGAAGAATTACGGGTTATACAAGTTTCGTTTACCTATGGATCGTCTATTATTGGTAAGGCTCAGTATTTTTACCAACTTGATAACACCGCGTTGTTAAAAGGAGTACTTGCACAATTAGTCGATTCAGTACGAAACACAGCAAGGAATAAAGGAGCAAATGTTCCAGCAGATGGGTTGCTTTGGGATTCCCAGGAACTTATCGACTACCTTGATGAAGGCCAAAATGAAATATGTCGTAGAGCATATGTCCTTGAAGATCGCTCCACCGCAACAGTATGCACAATGGCATTGACTGCTGCAATCGCAAAGTATGCATTGCACGCAAAGATAATTATGGTGGATACTGTCCTTGTGGCTTGGACAGGGGAGCCGCTGATTAAACAATCAGAGAGGGAGATGGATGAACAGTTACCCGGATGGAGAAGTGAAACAGGAGAACCTACATCTTACATCATAACTGCAAGTAATGAGATAATCTTATATCCTTATCCTGATGTAGACTATGGAGACTTGACTCTTGTTGTAAAGAGATTACCTCTTAATCATCTTGGTATTACTTATCCTACACCTGAGATTCATGAGAAGTATTATGAGGATATGAAGTTATGGTGTTTGTATAAGATGTTTAGCAAGCGCGACACAGAAACTGAAGATGGTAAGATTGCATTAGGATATCGCCAACTGTTCGAGGTAAGTGTTGGTGATCGTCCTTCAGCAAACATAGAACGTGTGATGAGTGTTCAGAGTCAGAACAGTATGAGAATAAAGGTGAGGAGATAATGCTTATAACTTTTACAGTTAAACCTGTGCATGGAGTGAATGAGGTGGATTCCTTGGTATATGAGAATCCACAAACAGTCATTGACTTCATAAGTGCAGGGAGTAATATAGACATCAACAACCTTGGTAATTGGTCGAGGCGCGGAGGGTTTCTTAAACGGTATAGTGGCACCCCTCACAGTTTTGATCAGGATGGGCATGGTTACTTTGTTGAAGCTGGAGTTCTCAAAAAATATAATGATGTAGCTCACACAGCAAGTACGATTGCCACCTTGACGAGCAATAATAAAATGTGGTATAGAAAGGTGCTTGATAAACTATTCTGCTCAAATGCTGTCGATATAGGTTATGTGAAACAGGATGTTTATACAGCATTTCCTAACACAACTGAACCTTTCAAGAGTAGGATGTTGCCTGGCCACGTCATCGAATATTACCATAATCGCCTTTACACCGCCAACCATGAAGGTATCACATACTCTGACGCTGGTAACTTATATGTCATTGACATCAGAGGATTTAGAATGAGAATGGCAACCGAACCTACTCTCCTTGCATCTGTCGACGATGGTCTTTATATCTCCAACGGAGAGCGTATAATGTTCTGGAAAGGTAATGACCCTAATGAGATGGAACAGATAGTTGTAGCAGATTATGGTGCAATTAAGTGGAGCCAAGTCCACGCTGAGAGACTTTTAGTAAACATAGGGCTTAAGACAAATGTAGTATTATTTAACACTACGCAAGGAATGTGTATAGGTGGTGCAGGCGGAGAATTGGTCAATCTTACCATTGATAAGATGGAGAGTGATTCTTACCTCCACGGGGCATCATTATTTAGAGTAAACAACAACATACCACAGTTTCTAACTGTAGGTATAGTCTAAAGGAGGTTTAAGATGGCAGGTACATTAATTTTATCTACAGGGTTTAGGAATGGTTTGTCGCAGGGTAAAGGGATTAAGGAGATGTTTGAGGACGGAGTAATTTATGGCTATGATGGTTCAGCCCCAACAACTGCGGATGTCGCACCCACTGGTAATCTTTTATTCAAACTTACTAAAGATGGGGCATCTCTTACACCATCCACAGTCTCAACAAGGCAAGAGGCTAATGTTACTTGTGTTAAGGGAAGTACAAATGATACTGTGACTCTTATATGCACAACTCCATCAAAGACCCTTGTGTATACTCAGGTTGCTGGGGATAGCACGAATGATATCCTTGCAACAAGTCTTGCGACGGCTATTAATGCTGATGCTACTCTAAGTCCTGTAATAGAAGCTATTGCCATTATAGGCGCGGGTGTTACAGAGTCTGTCTTATACTTGAGAGCAAGATATGCTGGTGAACCTTTTGTCATTACAAGTATTACAGGTTCTGGTACAATCACTACTACCCTTAATGCTATAACCGCTAATGTCAGAATTAATAGCCTTCATCTTGGTGCAGCAACCTTGGGCTATGTTGAGAAGGAAACTGCATATGATTGGGAAGGTGTTGGACTTATTGCAGGAACTTGCTCATACGCCAGGTTTGTTCATAATAATGATCTTGGGACTAACAATGCAACTGATCCAAGGTTACAACTTAATGTAGCAACTTCTGGTGCAGCCTTAAACCTTGCTGGTTCTACTGGAATCGTGGTCGGTGGCCCTGTACTTGTATCCTCATTCAAACTCAACATCAAATATCTGGTGAGCTAACTCTTTGTATAGATCCAAAATCATTCGAAGATTCGGAGATCAGAAACTTGCAGCAGCTTATGTCCCAGAGGCTGATAGGTTACTTATGAACCTTGAAGCCTCCTTTGGGAGTGTACCTACTTATGCCCCAGTTCCTTTTACGTATAAAGATGGGACAAAGGTTAGGATTATTAACAATATGGGAGATGTGATTATAACGATTGTTGCACCAGAAGAAGTAGTTGTTAATGCTAATATAGTAACAATAAGCACATTAATCTTTCTCATCCAAGATGCAACTCATTATGCTGTATGGAAAATAGCAACAGAAAGCGTAACGCTGACACCTTATAATTTTAGGTTGTTAAAATATGTTACATTTTGGGATAATTACGTCCATAGAAATCCATCCACTGTTAAATCAAATAGCAAATATAATAAGCATACTTTTACAATCGAGAACAAAAGAGTGGACGTTTCTTATTTTGAACGTACGGATAATGTATGGCCGCAATATGGGATGTTAGCTTATTCTCTCGGATTGCCCGGCGGTGAAATAGATGTATTGATAGGTGTCCCGAATGAATATATAAACGATGATACTTTTAACCACAGTGCAACCTTCCCCGTTAGTTCTGTCATTTGCACAAGCAAGCATACTTCTTATAAAGATGCAAATGGAGATGTTATAAGTACATTATGCGTGCAGAATATTGACGGCGGGAGCGGCAGGATTGTTTATACAAAAAACGGCGTAACAGAATATGGTTCGACGATTGCCTATGCTCATCCATGTGATATATTTGCGGCCTTATCACCGGATAAATACATAGGTGTGGATTTGACTACATGGACATATTCAAATATTAATGAGGGATCTCTTGCGGTGTGCAATGCTCATACCGAATTAGGTCCAAGATATAGTTATTTATTTGGTGATGTAACTCTGGAAACCGAACTTGGAACGTTTACTTATAACGATATAGTAGGAGAGAGCGTATTTGATGTGACGTGGTGTTGTACCTATAGTGTATGGTATAGATATGCAAGAATTTTGGGGAAAATGCATATTCTTGATTATGACAATATTCAAGTGGATAAGAGTTTTATATGTTTTTATAAATTTAAATCCGGCTATACCTTACATGAGGAAGGCAGTTCAGATTACGCACTATTCATAAACGATCTTACCTGTGTTGAATATAAAATTGCTTATCGTGCTAACGGTGGGGAGTTGAAAACCGAGGTTATTTGTGATCTAAAATCAAGTTCAGATTCTTATTCCTATATTGGTGAAACACCATGCAGTGGATATTTAACTCCAAGTCTCGGCCCTAATTTTATCGGTAGTAGAATATCCGACATCTCCTGTTATGCGAACGAGAAATATCTGGTATACACGTATACATTATGGAATTATACTGGTGATTCGGGAGAAGTTCATTTCGATGATATGGACAATACACATTATACCTTCGTAAGTCGTATTCTCGGAATAATAAATGCAGGTTCCGGGAAACATACAAAACACGTAATAACGGATAAATTGCTCGGCAAATATGCCGATACTTTTGATAAAGAAGCTGCGGCAGCGATAGGAATACATAAATTATAAAGGAGGTAACACAAATGATTGAATATAGTACGGCATTTAGAAATCTTCTTCAAGGATTTTGTAGTAAGAAGAGACTGTTGACTAATGGAGTTTTCAGAATTTATGATGGGACCCCTCCGGATTCCCCGGACTATGCGGCAACTGGGACTATGCTTTGTCAAATAACATTATCCAGTGGGGCATGGACACCGGAGGTTCTTTCCTATGGACAGGTTACGCTCAGCGGTACGGGGGGGCAGGTGGATTCTGTAACTGTAAATTCAGTGGAATTATTAAACTCACCGATTGTGTATCTAACAAGTCTTACTGTGACCGCTGCATTAGTCGCCTCAGCAATAAATAGAAACATAACAAACCCAAAGTATATAGCTTCTTCAAGTGGGGCTGTTGCCACAATAAAAGCATTGCCGGGAACTGGTATTAGCCCAAATACATGGGTTGTCGCTTGCACAGTAAGCGGTGGAACACTTGCTAAAACCGTAGTAGCTATGTCAGGTGGGGTTGCTCCAGTTAATGGATTAACTTTTGATGAGGTTATAGTTGGAGTTCTTGAAAAAATAGGGGTATGGAGTGGCGTCAATAGTGCGACCGGCACCGCGAGCTATTTCAGGATGACCAGTAGCGTGGCAGATAATGACCTTGTGGATGCAGCCCCTTGGACTAAACCAAGAATGCAGGGAACGTGTGGGCAAAACAATGCCGATTATATTATGGGATCAACATCTATGACGATAGCACTGCCTCATGTCATGGAAACTTGGATAGAAACATTATCAGAATAAAGGAGGATATTTTATGTTTGCAACTTATGCTTATAATGCAGGAGCAACACTTTCAGAAGTAGTCGCGGATGTAGTTCTTCTTATGACAGGGCCAGGAGCCGAAAAGGTAATTGATGGTGCGTGCGCCGTTGCCGGACTTACCAATTGGACATTGGGTTCTGGGTGGGCGGATGGTACGGGCAAGGCATCTAAGAATGGAGATGGAACAGGTACACTCACACAAGCAGTTTCCATACCTGCTGTGGCTGGGATTACCTACCGAGTTTCCTTTGAGGTGAAAGATGCCACAGTTGATGGCGTGACTGTCACCTATGGTGGGGCGAGTGGGGCGCTCAGAACGACCAATGCGGTGTTTAGTGAGGATCTTCTTGCAACCACAACAGGATCATTGATATTTACCCCGTCTTCAACTGGATCACGTTTTGCAATCGACAATGTGAGTGTAAAACCGCTTACGGGTGTGGTAGATAAGACTCTTCTTTCTGCTTCGTGCACGCAGGCCAACACAACCATCACCTCGACAATTGCTGCGGGTTGGGGAGTTTATGATGCAAATACAGGCACATCAAATCAGCAGGTTCTCAGGGCCAAGAATGCAGACGGCACTACATATAAATATCTTATGTTGGATTTTTCAACTGCCAATTTCCTTAAAACTCTTGTATATGAGAGTTGGGATGCCGGGGCGAATACGGGTACTAATCTCGCCACCCTTTCAGACGTACAGGCTAATGGGCAACAGTTGAATGTAACAAACGGTGGGACTATATTTATCGGTGTGGCTCCCACTTATGCTATTTTCTTCTCCAAACTCTCGACAGGCGTATATGGGTGCTCAACTGGATATGCTCCAAGTGGAATAGTTGAAAGAACAAGGGCGGCTGGATGGGACACGTCAGCAGCTGCATATCCTCCATATGTATATATGAATTTATACCATATGGGGTTAGCAACTCAGGTGTTAACAACATCTAATCTATTTGCCCCAAGGTTAAAGGGTCAGAGTGCTGATGTATTAACAACTGCGGCCTTTCTGTTCCCGACTATTGAGTTTGGATTCCTGTCAAACTTTAAGGGTTCCGTACCGACCGTAAGATGTTTTGGAACAGATTTAAGTTGGAAACATTTTATGCATGAAGTGGGCCTTTCCAATTTCACACAGGGATTAAAGGCTGGCAAACTATTAAGTATTTACCTGACCACAAAAGATTGGGGTGCTGCCGAAGATGTAGTTACTTATGGTGGATATAACTATTTTATTATGACTGAAAGTACCAATGTTGGCACAGGAACAGGACTTCGCCTTGCAGTCCCACAATACTAATCTTAAGGGGGATTAATGTCCACATGGGCCGTAGACGGAATATTAATTTCCGTCGGTAATACTACAAATATAGATTCATATTTTCAATATCCAGGGACAAATCCGGGGATTGGTACCAATTCTTACCCCGATGCGTCCCCATGGTTATTGGGACAGTCACTTATTAATATCAGTATTGGTAATAATACGTACATGGACGCCTTTTTTCAATGGCAAGGAATAGTCCAAGACATTGGTAATGAGTCTTTTATCGGCTACTCTATTTATGAGTTTAATCATGAAGCAAAGAGGGCTACACTTATTGCTGGAGACAGCCTTATAACATCTGGTGTTTTCATACATGAGGCAAAGAGAGCAACCCTTGCCGAGGGTTATCCTGTAATGGGAGGAAACGCAGATGTAGATATTGAAGTTGAGTGTGAAGTTGAGGGTTATTCGATAAGAGAAGGGGAAGTAGATGTAGATATTATAGCTGAATGTGAAGCGTCAGGATTTATAGGAAAAGTTGCCACAGTTAATTGTAACATCGAAATCACTTGTGAGGCTAACTCTGGTGCAGTTGTTGAAAGCGATATTGTTATTGAAGCAGAAGGTACGCTTATTGTAGGTAAACTTGGTACGTTTGAACAAGATATAATTCTGGAATGCGAAAGTGTAGGATTTGTAACAAGACTTGGAGTTATAGATAGCGCTATAGAAATAGAATGTGAATCTATTGGATTTACAGCAAATTCTGGGTTTGTGGATAGTAATATAGAAATCGAATGTGAGGCGTCAGGATTTGTGACATTAATGGCTGCAACTGACAGTTCCATTATAGTCGAACTCGCCGCAACTGGTTATGCAAGAGGAGTGGCAGCAACAGATGTAAATATAGAGATTGAGATTGAAGCTACCGCTTATGTAGGCATTGTAGGAACCGTTGATTGTGATATTGAAGTTAGTGTCGAAGCACTTGTGAATGCAACTTTAACAACAGGGGTATATGAATGCAAAGTTGTGAATACAAAGACAGGAGCGGTGTCACTGTATACTAACTTTGGCTTTGACTCCTTTGCCATTGTGAATGATAAAGTCCTTGCAACAAGCCCAACAGGGATACACGAGTTGACGGGTGATCTTGATGAGACAACAAAGATTGCAGCGAGTATTACAACCCACGCGATTGCTCCTAACAATCCTGTGCCGAGGAGGGTGATGGATGGGCAACTCATAGGCTCGGCAGCAGGAAGAATTAAAGTTACTATAACCTGTGATGATTACCCATCTTATGAAGACATAGTGAGTAGTTTGACTACTGCAATACGAAGGGCAAGAATTAAGTTCCCCGAAGGATTCTCTGGGGAACATTACACCTTCAAGATTGAAAATGTTAATGGGTGTGACTTTGATTTAGACGAGTTTAAAATCATCACGCAGGAGAAGAGTGAGAATGCTGAAGTTGCAAGGAATGAAAGGAGGGTTAGGTAATGAGTGTAAGTGCCAGAGTTGATGGAATTGTAGACAGCTCTACAGGGGTTGTTGAAAGAAAATTTGATGCGGCAATAAAGTATACTGCAGATATGTATAAAGTTGTTACAGATATATTGTTACAGTTAGAGAAAGCGTTAACCGCTCTAAAAACACAAGATGCGGATGTAGAAATAGATGATGTAAACGACCCTCCTGCATTTGATGATTTAAAGCAAGAGATTCCTAATATTGCGGATGTAGAAGTTAAAGTTAATGATATTCTAAGTGCTTTAGATGAGTTTGAAACTCCGGATGACCCAGCTTTTATAACTGTTGATCCTGTAAGTATTGAAACCGTTCCAGGTTTTACAGACACACCTCCTGTATATAATCCACCTACTGAACCTGCAGTTTTTAGTGATAATACTGATTTAACATTAGATCAAATGAATAAACCTGTATTGCCTACTGAACCAACTGCATTTACTGAAACAGTAGATTTAACTATGCTACCTTTAGATAGACCTACATTACCTACAGAACCTGCGGTGTTTAGTGAGACTGCGCCTACAGTTACTTATCCTACGATTGGCCCACCTCCCATTTTTACAGTAGATCCATTCATCGACGAACTTGATGAATTAGGTTTAGATTTTGACTATGATAAAAAGAGAATAGACTGGTCAAGTACAGATGATCCTGAATATACCTCAACTTTATTTGTCAATCTCCAGAATTGGTATAACGCTGCTCTTACAACCGGTGGTACAGGAATGCCACAAAATGTACAGGAAGCAGAATATGCAAGGGATGTAGTAAGAGCAACGCAAGCAAAAGCGGATTCTATTGATTCAGTTATACAGGTATGGTCGAAGAGAGGGTTTGATTTACCTACAGGGGATATTGAGAAGAAGGTTTTATCTACTGAATTAGAGTGGATGAACGCCAGGATTGATAAATCAAATGCTATACTTGTAGAAGTGTGGAAGCTTGAACAAGCAAATATCCATAAGGCGGTCGAAGTAGGAACAGTGTTTGAAGGCAAAGCTATGGACTATTTGAATAATATAAGGAATAGAGCTCTTCAAGCTGTTGTTGAGAACTTTAATATCGCTATAAAGATTGTGAATACTGAAGTAAGTAAATTGAATATCAAGTTAGAAGAGTTTAAGACTAAGATAGCAATATGGGACACAAAGGTAAAAGCTGGGTTTTATAAGTTGCAAGCATATACAAGCGAAGTTGAAGCAGCAAAGGGCTTTGCAACCGTTGAAGGATTGAAGGCCGATATTTATGGGAAGAAGGTTGCTGCATACTCCGCAACAGTTGGAGCATATGGAGAGACTGTTAAAGCTGCTTTAAATAAATTTGAATATGAGAAGACGAAACTGGAAGAAGTTGAACTTAGAGCAAAAGTATACGCAACTAAAGCCAGTGTATATAACACAGTGGTTGGGGCGTATGCAGAAACTATTAAGGCTAAACTTGCTGAATTTGAGTTTGAGAAATATAAGATTGAAGAACTTAAAATTAAAGTTGAAGCAATGGTAGCTAGAGCACAAGTTAAAACGGCAGAATATGGATTGTTCGATGCAAAGGTAAGAGGCGAAGAGGCAAAACAACGTGCTTTTGCATTACAAGTTGAAACCTATAAAGCTCAACTTTCTGGGATTGCTACTAAATATAGTGTGATGGTTGAGAATATGAAATCAAAGTTGATGTATAATGATGAACAGCTTAAACACTATCTTGGTGAGGCTGATATATTTAAGAGTAAACTTGCTGTAGGTTTATCTAAAGCTGAAACTGGAATGAAGGCAATGACGGTTGAAGCCGCTACCTTCGATTCTATTGCAAAGGCATATGAGGTGCTTGGATCTCTTGATGCAAAGGTATATGATGCTAATGTGCAGAAAGCGATTGCGGAAGCACAGGTTAAACTGAGAAATGCCGAGATAGAGATAGGGAATTATGAACGTACTAAAACAATGATTCTTGGTACACTTAGTGAGATAGGTAAACTTGCAGCGCAAATTATGGCTTCGTCGCTGACCAGTGTGAGCGCACAAGCGAGTATAGCCGCAGAGGGAAGAGCAGACTTGGAATATCATTATTCAGAAAATCATAATTATGATGATACTACAATATAAGGAGGATAGATAATGGCAAGAACATACACAGATGAAGATGTAGAAGCATTTAGTGGTGAGAATGGAACTATCTATCCACCTTCTACTACAACAAGTCCAATGGTGGCTAATGCACAACAAGAGAGATATGATCAAAATAACAGCACCAACCCCGCACCACCCACACCGAAGGTGTTTGATGATAAAAGAGTTTCTGGGTTGTTGGATACCTTCAATTCACTTATGGAAAAAGCACAAGGGACACACAAAGCGAGAGCCGCACAGATATATAGTGGACTTGCAAATGTAGTTGGTGGGATGGTAAGTGATGTGATGAAGCAAAGAGGGCAAGATACAGAGGCATCAACATCTGCAAGAGGCCAGGATATCACAATGCGAGGGCAAGACCAAGCGTATCAACTTGGGTTGGGTAGATTATCGCTTGATGCGGCGAGCCATAGCGAAAATGTTTCGTATCAAAATGCACTGTTAGGTAAGATGGCGGATGACTTTGGATTGAAGAAGGAACAATTTGCGAATGAGAAATCTAAATTTGCTACACAGAGTGGGCTTGATGCACTGAGGGTTGCTGAAGAGCAGAAGAGGACTGTGATTGAGCAAGGCCGACTTGATGTAGCGAAAGATGTTGCAACATCAGGGAAGATGGAGAGTGCTATAGCACAACAGGAGAATATATATGTGAAGGGTAAAATTTCTACACAAACCAAATTAGGTAAGCTTGGCAAAACTTCAGGATTCTTTGGTTGGGGTGCTAAGCCTACTGAAGCACAAAATGCTGTAGATGCATTAGAAGTTCAAAGACAATCAGGACTTGCGGCTATTTATAAAAGGTATGGGGTGGATCCTGATACTGGTGCTGCTTCTACTGGTAGTACATCCAACGATCCTCGCGAGGAGTGGGAAAAACTTGCATATCCAGAACATAAAGGGCCAGCGATATGGCAATAATACCTTGGGAAGAAGTAACTGCTGGTAAAGGCTTTGAGGATCAACCTTATGAGGTGAAGGATAGAGTTGCGGCTAATTATATAGAACAAATGAAGAAAGAAAGTCCTTCGTTTAGATACCAAAGTGATGATGTGCAAGACCAGTTTAAACAGCAACTGTTGAAGCCATTCGCACCAAAGGCACCTGATACTTACAGTCTTGAGAACATGCAAGGTGCGTGGGAGTCAGCAAAAACCGGTACATATGCTTTACTTGGATGGCATCCTGATGTAAAGAATACAATACGAGATTTTAATGAGAAAACAGCACACAATGTTATTAATGCAACACCTCTTGGAATTAATGTATGGGCTGCAGAGAAAGCAGGGTTGATTGAGAAAGGGAGTATTGAGAAACAATACGCTGATTTTGCAGAAACACCAGTGGGAGCAGCAGTATCTGCGGTGAGTAGAGTTATAGCGAGAGGAATAGACCAAGTTACAGGAATAAACTCTTTTGTAAGTGGTTCTATTCCAAAACCTGAGCAAGAGGAAGGCAATATTTGGCAAAACAGAGCAGCAGCTATTGAGACTACTGCAAGCATGGGAGCAAAAGTTGTTGGGATGCTTTCTGTGTTTGGTGCTGCAAGAAAAGTATTTACTGGAACACTTGCCGCAGTCGAAGGTTCGCCAGTTGCTATTAATTATTTAAGGACATTAGGACGTGAAGCTATAGTAGGTGCTGCTGCTGGAGCGGCTATGGAAACTTTGCCAGCGATAGGGCAAAGTGAAAATGTGGTTGATGCAGGAAAAAAGATTGTTGATGCAGCAAAATCTATGGCGATTATAAATACAGCATTCGGCCCATTTGGGGCTATAAAAAATGGATTCTTACGTACAGCAGTTGGTGTACCTTTGCTTGATCTTGCTCAAAATGGGGGGCAGTTCACGATTGATAAATTTGTAGATACAGTAGCAAAAGGTGCATCAGGCGAAAAGATAGATTTAAATGAATTAGAAACACATTTAAGTACAGTAATGAATATATTCTTTCTTGCTAAGACTAAACCTATACACGAACAGATTGGTAAACTTATACCGATGTCTAACACAGATAAACTTGGGAAAGAGCAATATGATGCACAGGATAAAGATGGGGATGTGCAGGGTGCGATTAAAACCAAGATCGACGTTATTGCAGGATTACAAGATATGCTCAAGAATCATCCTGAACAGTTTGACGCATTTGATAAAGCGTTGTCGGGCGAGAAAGAGCAAGTTGCGGTTGATTTAATTAAAGGGAAGAACACTGACCTTCGTAATACACTGTCTGCTATGTTTGGCGAGATAGGGGTGAAGGAGAAGAAACTTCCACCAGCGTTAGAAACTGCTCCGACTGAACCTGTGACTTTACCTGCGGTTGAACCTTTATCTAAGAAAGAGATGGGTGCGGCACAAAAGGAAGCTAAAGAAGAGAATATGGTAAGGACTGCTCTTTCGGATAAACCTATCCCAGCAGCAGATTTATCAAGTTGGAAAGGACTTGAGCGGCTTGCTGATGATTATGTAGCGAAGTCAGGCGCGGAGTCTGCGTTCTACATGAATAAAGCACTTGAAGCTAAAAATAAACACGAGGCGTTTATTAAGGCATTAACGATTAGGATTACTGAAATGGAGAAAGTTAATCCTGAGACGGCACAAGAAGTGGCGGATGTCCTTGTAAAGAATGTTACAGGTAATGCAGTTGAGAGGATTGATGGATATATTAATTTGATTAAGTCAGTTCCTGGGGCATCTGATTATCTTAAAGCAAGAGTTGCAAGGTTGGAAGGTTGGTATAAAAACCTTGCGGAAATGAAATGGCAGCAAAGGGTTAATGATGGAGAAAAGCCATTAGAAGCTATGGTTGCAGATATGGCTGATATTGAAAATGAAATAGCTAAACCAGAGAATCAGAAGTTTAAGCAGAGTGTGGATGAAGCGGTGAAGGCAGCAAAAATGAAGGGAGATGAGATTCCTATTGTTGCAGAACCTGATGAGATTCTTTCAACTGGGGCTGGAGATATAGGGAAAGTTGAAGCAAAAGTTGAACCAACTTTAACAGCAGAAGTTGCCCCGCCAATTGCCGATCAAGGTGTGAGCGCACAGCCTGTTGATAATCGTGTTGTGGAACGCAAAAATACTGTTGAATCCCTCACTCGTAATTTAGGACTGATGCAAGAGATGCTTACGATTAGGAAGGAAGTTCCAGGGAAAGATGAGGTTCATCAGTCACTTAATCAAGATGAGATAGATCGACTGGAGAAAAAGATTCCTGAGGTGCAGGCACAACTGGAAGCCTTGAAGAATAGTAATGTGACGCCAGAGGTTAGGGAAGCATTTGCTGCGGCAGAACCGGTGGTTGCTGAGAAACCTGTTGCAGAAACTCCTGCTGAAGCTGCAAAGTTCACTCCTGAAACTGCTTATCAGCACACACTTCCATTAATTAAAGCTAAAGCAGAGGCTGCTACAACTAAAGAGAAGAATGTTATTGATAAACAAATTATGGGAATGAAGCAAGAACTTCGTGTGGCGATGAAGCTACGCGATTCACGGAGTTTACCTAACGATGTGCTTGAGAAACAATGGAAACAGATTGTTGATGCAGAACGAAAGGCAATGTCACCACCCGAACGGATGGTGAAAGATGCAGTTAAAGTATTAGTTGATCCTGAACATGCAGATTGGGAAGCGATTGCGAATCAAGAGGAGCCTACAGTAGAGGATTTGAAGGAGATCGAGACGCATCCTGTTGCTGATGTTACTGCGCCAAGGCCAAGGATGACAGAAGAGCAGGTGCAGAAGGCTAAAGACTTTATTAGGAATTATAGTAAAAATAAATTGTTCGGTGGTGCGCCTGGGGTTGATTATCTTAAGGCGTTGAAAGATGTAGCGGTGTATCATATCGAGCGCGGGTTGGATAGTGTGCAAGAGTTTGTGAAGAAGATTGTGGGTGAGTTTGGAGAGATGGCGAGAGGATATGCGGTTAAGGCTTGGGAGCAAGCGAAGAAGGAGATGAAGGCTACACCCATGTTTTACTCTGGATTGCAGAAGATTGTTGAGAATAAGATGGGAAATAGTGCAACGGTGGAACAGGTGAGAGGGATGTTGAAGCAGGTTTCATCTGAAGAAGTAAAATGGTCAGGAGTTGAAGAGTTCTTGAAGGGGAAGGATAAGGTAAGTAAAGTTGAGTTACAGAAGTTCTTGAAAGAGAATGAAGTTAAAGTTGTGGATGTAACTAAAGGGAAGCGCGACACCAAATTCTCCCAGCACACTCTCCCCGGCGGTGAGAATTATAGGGAAGTGGAATTAATATGGCCTAAAGGTACATTTGTTGGCCCACATTTTCCTGAAAAAGGAATAGTTGTCCATGTCCGCCTTAATGATAGAGTAGATGCTCAAGGGAAGAAGGTTTTGTTTGTAGAAGAAGTGCAGAGTGATTGGGGGCTGAAGGCGAGGAAGGAAGGGACTTCTGGGACACAAGAAGGTGCTAAAAGGTATTTTGATATACCAGATGAAAAGTGGAATAAACTATCTGAGGTAGATAAAAATAGCTATATAGAGGAAATGGGAAGTAAGGGAGTCCCCGATGCCCCCTTCCTCAAAGCCCCTCACGAACTCGCTATGAAACGTATCCTCCGCATGGCAGCTGAAGAAGGTTATGATAAGGTAAGTTGGATTAATGGGGAAGAGACAGCGAAGAGGTATGATTTGAGTAAGCACTTAGATAATGTAAATGCTGAAATCTCTCCTAATGGTTTATATAGTATAAGTTATCAAGAAAAAGGGAAAAGTGGTTTATCTAAGATACATGGTGTTTCTAAGGAATCTTTACAAGACTATGTGGGTAAAGATTTGGCACAGAAGATTATAGATGATGTTTCAAGAGAATCAGGTAAGGTAACTGATAAAACATACTCCGGCCTCGACCTCAAAGTCGGCGGTGAGTGGGCTCACAATCTCTACGACAAGATGATCCCCCAGTTTATGGAGAAGTATGGGAAGAAGTGGGGAGGGAAGGTGGATAAGACAATTTTGCAGAACATTAACAAAGGTGGTAAGTTCCAATCCATCTCCATCACTCCTGAAATGAAGGCTGATCTCTTGTATAAGGGACAACCCTTATTCACCTCTCCTGCAAGTGCCGAACCTAAGGTTATGAGTGAAGCAGAATATGCTAAAATCAACGACACCTTAAACAAAGAGTTCAAGGAACAAGTTGATGCGATTGTGAATCCAGTGAAGGTTAAAGGGGAAGGTAAAGGTGAAGTTAAACAAGGCCGTATTATATCTGATGAACGCCTTACTGAAGTAGATTCTAAATTCAACAACACCACCCTTCACATGAACCCTGTTGCTCTTTCAGGAGCCTTAATCGAATCTGCGATTGGACATATGGAGCGCACCAAAAGTGGGACTGACTTCTACAACTGGGCAAACAAGATTGTGAAAGAGGTAGGGGATGATCGTATAAGGCCATACCTTCATAAAGCGTGGTTAGCAGCGCAGGAGCAAAGAGGTATTGTTGTCGCAATCCAAAAGAATAGTGATGATGGTCTTGGTAGTGCTACAACGCCTGCAAAAGTTCGTAGAGGGCAGATGATCGCATCGGAAAGGGATATGAACTTGGTAAAGTTAACTGTGGTAGACCTGCCTGAAGGAAACATATTTACTTTAGGAGGTAAGTTTCTTAACTTTCCAAGAGCATGCGATATTATGCAGCAACTTAATCCAGGGACTAAATGGGAAGAAATTAAGTTTAAGTATAATGCTGCGGAGAAGCAAAAGATTGTATCACAGTTAATTAATGAAGAGCGGATAAACGCTAAGCTTAAAGAATTCGGTGGGGATAAAGCTTCACGAAACATTGGTATTTTTGCTATCTCAAGACAAGATGGTGGCAAAGAGTTTCTTAAGAAAGTAGGGATTTCTACCCCAACCCTTACACGAAAAGAGATGGAAGGATATAAATGGATTAGGTCACAGTATGAAGAGTGGTTTAGTAAAACTAATGAGATGATGGTTAAGAATGGGTTGAAGCCTATCGTGTATAGAGCGGAGTATACTACGCTTTGGAGAGTAGAAAATTATCTCCGTACACATAGGAAAGACCCTTTATCAACTACTCAAGAAGCTTATGAAGATGCTATAAAGAATGTTGATTTCAGAAATGTGCATCCAAACGAAACTGCCTTTGGGTTTAAGAAACGTATGACAGAGTTAGGTAATTTAGATATGGATGCTTTTGGCATACTTAGGCGTTACTCAAATGCGTCTATTAAGCATCTTGAGTTTACACCATTTGCATCGTATATAAATGCACTGTATTACCCCTTTGCTAAAGGGGAGAATATAGATGCTGCGAAAGATCCATATGGTGATGCTACAGTGAATAGGAAAGTGAAGCCGGTTTCACTACAACTGCAAACACCAAGATGGGCGAGAGAGTTAATGGAGATGAAAGACTCTTTGCTTGGGATACAGCCAGTTTCAATATTTGATGGAATGCCTTTAGTTAAGAAGGGTATGAGTGTGCTTAGGAATAATCTTGTGATGAATCTATTATCATTTAGCACAAGATTTGTTTATACACAAGCGGGATCGGTTGTAGGAACGATGGGTATGATTGGTGGACCACATACTGCTTTAGGTATATTTAAAGCCATGAATCCAAGTGAATTTAAGAGGGCGCAGGATAGAAGTAATGCTTTACTCCCAAGAAATAAACAGGTAGATGTTGCGATAAAGGATTTGGTAGATTATGCGGAGAATAAGAAGTTTTTCTATCTTGGTAAAGCGGGGGAGTATTACTTTAAGGGTAAAGAAAATGTAAGTGAGTTTGGAACAAAGCTTGGATTGCTGGCTGATAACTTTATGGCTACCTCTGGTTGGCTTGGGGCGGAGGCACATGCAAGAAGGGTATTAAAGTTACAGGATGAACGTAGCATAATGGAGTATGCGGATGATGTGATAATAAAGACGCAAGGGTCAGGCTTGCCTGGTCATATTGCACCGATACAAAGGACAGAGGAGGGTAGGACTGGTACGACATTACAGACTTTCACTATTAATCAATGGGGAAATATTATACATGATATAGCAGGAATTAAAAATCCTACTGTGTCGAAGGCACAAGCGTTTAAGAATGTTGCTTGGTTCATACTTGGATGGCAAGCAATAAACTTTTTGTTTGAAGATTTAATGCATGTGAATTCAGTGATGCCTACGC